GTATTCTTGGGCAGCAGCTCATTGTTCAATAAAAATGCACTCACCAGGGCATTCCTCAGCGGCATCAATAACGTCTTCAAGCCTGTCGTCTAAGAAGGATGCTAATCCAGCCGCGCCTTCTGGGTTCTCCACAGCGGCCGCATAAATCTTGTCCCCTTCTTTTACATACGCAAGACCGTCTGGCATCATATGAAACACATCTGGGGCTATCTCTGCGCATAGTCCATCTCCAGTACATAGGTCTTGGTCAATCCAAACTCGCATTATTTTTCCTTAGTAATCAAAACTTCTGAATGTGCTGAATTTAATGGTATCACCGAACCCATATACCCAACCTTTCTAACTCAGTGCCTTCATCACTAATAAACCTGTAACCATCTCTAATTAGGTGGGTGTACTGGAAGTTGATGTCAAAATGCTCTGGGTGTTCGTCTTTCCAAACTGGAATCATTGATGAGTTCCCATAGGAGAAATCAGCATTGCCACGAAGGTGGATTTCAATGAGCTTCCCATCAATGAATTCACAATTTATTTTTCCATACCTAAGTGGCATTAATCCCAAGAATTGCGGAAGAGGGTGAGTTTTTTCAGTTTTTTCCCAGTAGGTGAATCTGCTGTATGGGCGTGTTGCGTGTTTCGTACCAATAACCGACAAGACTGGCTCATATTTGACATAATCAACACTTACATGGTCGCCAGTAAATATCTCTGACCAAAATTCTCCTGGGTGCAAGTGTAGGGTTTCTTCATCAAGATACTCGACCCGAGCCCTTTCCCCCATGCCTTCAATATTTATTACTGGTCGCACAAAATAATTGCCAGAAATTGGAACTGGAGTTCCGCGTGGGCCGCACAAGTGGCCAGCTTTTTTTGCAACTATTAATTTATCAAAAATCCAAAGGTCATCTAATTCACATTTATTCCATGCATTTATCTCTGGGGACGAAACCATTGATTACTCTTCGCTGTCTGGTATACCGTTTCCGTTTTTATCATCAGCATTGCGTCCGGTTGAAATCATCAAACCAGCAAGCGTTCCAGTAATAAATGTCGCCACCGAAGAAAGAACACCAAAGAACATTTTGTCGTTTTCCGCCTGAGCGCCGATTGGCTGTGTTACGAACACGAGTGCCCATAGAACGCCGATGGTCGTAATCATTAGAACGAATCCAAGCATGCATCCAATAACAAACTTCAAGCGAGCATCTAATTCTGCTGGGGTCATGCGCTTTCTCATGGGGCGATTACCTCTCCTATTGTTGTTTCTGTTGATTCGCTCGGGTCCCATCCAAGAAGCGTTTCTGTACAGGCGCCATCTACCTTGCATGCTGGTGGCTCACATTCTGTCTTACCCCAATTTGCAGGGTCTTGACATGCATAGCGATACTTTCCGTCATAACCACAAGAAGCAAGAGCAAGTATGGATATGAGAACAAGACTAAACCGCTTCATTCGCCTTTGCTTTCGCTGGAGCCTTCTTGTCTACTTTGTTAAAAACATCGTTTATTTCAGAGCTTGAAAGTTTTCCGTCTTCTAAAAATGCTCTAGACAACCCCTCGACTACGACTGCAACCCCTGCAATTCCAGCCATGAAGACAGCTTTGAGTATTGGAACCCCAGCGATAGTTCCTGCACCGATAACACCAAGACCAGATGCGGCGAAAGTAGCAAGAATTCTAAGTAAGACATTTACGAGTAAATCCTTTTTCATTGTTGAACCTCTTCATCGCGCTTGACGGAAACAACACAACCGACACCACAATAAAGTACGGACTTGTATTCACGGACCATTCCTTTTCCACGTGAACTTCCACAAGATGGGCATGTGTGTTTTATACCCTTGTAACCTACGTACATCACATTGATGCCAGTATCAACCTTTACTGTTGGTGCGACGGAGTTGGAGATATTTCTTTTTGCAGGCTTGTTCGCCATTAGAGGTCCCCTACTGCGTGGTCACGAATGTGTGTGTCGAGCTTGTCTTCAACCCTGTCGAGTGATTTATTGGTTTTATCAATCGAACGCCCAAGACTTTTGCCAAGAGTTTCAATCTTCTCAACAACATAGTTGTGGTCTGTTTTGTTTTCTTCCCACATCAGCTTTGATGAGCGGCGGTCTTTTTCGATTAGGGCTACGGCGACAAGTCCGATTACACCAACAAGCGCAACAATAACCTCAGTCATGGTGCTAGAGTCCGAGCAATTCTTTTACTTTTGGACCGACAACAGAATCTGCGTTTAGTTTATTCGCAACCTTGAAAGCCTTGACTGCTGCATCTGTCGCAGCGTCTTTCTGACCGTTGATTTCACCCTTATAGAATCCTTTGGCCTTCAGGGCCTCTTGTAGGGCTTTGTGTTCGCCTGCTGGTGCTGCTGCGGCTGGACTTGCCACAGGAGCAGCGCCGCCGATAAATGCCATCACTGCTGGTGTTGGCTTGTCGCCAGTAACTAGACGAATATGCCATGGTTCACTTGGAACAACTTCCCAACTGAATCCAAAATCTTTAACGTTTGCAACTAGCCAATTCAATCGCTTTGGTTCTGACGCGCTGGCAATGTCAATGGCCAAACCGAGATTATGATTCGACTTACCCGGTGTCGCCAGCATGGCCATACCCTTTTTCAGGTACCAGGTTTTTCCTTCGAACGTCTTCGTGCTTGTTCCTGCAACTGGTTCCAAAACGTAGCGCTGCTTGAAGCCCGCCAGTTGGCTCTCGTATGTGCGATATAAATCGCCGGAACTCGTGGGCTTAAGCTCGACTCCGTCTGCTTTGGCTTTTGCGACCATCGCGTTCCATGCGTCTGCTGCTCGGTGGTGGAGTTTCCCTCCGGTTGGTATTGCTCTGAGCAATGATTCAGGCAGTTTTCCAGGTGTAACCCCTTTCAGGTCGGCAGGCATAATCATTGGAACGATGTAGTCCCACGCAAGTTTGCTCATAGTTGAAATCTCCCAATATCTTCCAGTTTGGAACTAGTTTATTTTACAGCACGAATAGGTTTATCTATATCTACTAGCCCTCGTCTGGCTCCTTCATGTGGAGATACATGGAACCAGCAAACGCGAGCAAGGTTCCCCAGAGGGCAATCTGTTGAGTCAGGCCAGAGAGGGTAAAGTACATTACTGTCGCGCCAGCAAGGGTAAACCCAGATGCCAGAATTCCGTAAACAAACTTTCTTGTAAAGTTCTTCCAGTCCATAACTCTCACTCCATCTTCATATTTGTAAATAGATATCCGCTTAATCCAATCAGGACCTTCGCCCTCGATTGCTCCGCCTTCCTCTTGCTCTTCTTCCTTGCGAACCGCAACATCTTGTCTTGGTGCAGATGGACTAGAGCCTGGGGTTGGTATTCCACCAGCAGCAGCGGCTAGAGCCACAGTACTGGTCACCAAGTTTACCGCAATTACGCTTCTTCTTGTACCAACATCTATAGAAGAACCTAATGCGGTATACGTATCGAACACGCCGGCGAATACGTTGATTTCTTCTTCAAATGATTCCTTAACATCGGTTGGTGCCTCGGTGAGTGCTTCGGAAATTGCAGCACCAGCTTCTTCTGAAACCTCAGCAACAACGATTGCATTAAACACTGCGGATGCTTGTTCGCCGTCAATGCTTTCGAGAACCTTGGCGCTAGTTGCAAGTTCGGTTGCTTGGCCTGACTCAATGCCGCCTTCCTGCTCTATTACTAACGTGACTACTTGTCCGACCTGCTCGCTCGTAATTGTGTCGGATTCCAACACATCTACGATGACTGCTACTGATTCGGAATTTAGTTCGTTATCCAAAACGGCGGTAAAGGTTTCAATCAAAACTTCGGTGCTTACTTCTTCGTCAAATACCGCGCCAAGAGCAGCGCCCAAATTCTCTGCGGTTAGACCGTCCTCCAATACATCAACGATGAGGTCAATGGTTTCTGCATCAGAAAGGTCGCCGTCAAACACACTGTCAAAGATTGCTTCTGTTTCTGACATGCTCAGGTTTGTTTCGAGCAAGTCTCCGAGAACCGTCATGGTGTCCGCGGCCGAAATGTCCTCGTCAAACACTGCGGCCATAACTGTGTCTAGGTCGCCAGAACTAAGCGGACCATCAAAGATTGACACCAAAGCCGACACCATATTCTCAGCAGAAGTATCTTCCGAGAATGCTGAATCCAAAACTGCCGTCAACTGTTCGCTAGTGATGTCTGCATCCAGCATCGTCGTCAGCGCTTCGGTGAATACATCTGCCGAAACATCTTCGGTGAACACGGCTTCTAGGACATTGTCAAACTGTGTGTTGGTAAGTTCTGCACCAAGAAGTGTGTCAAGAACAGCGCCAACCTCGTCAGCTTCAATATCAGTAGTGAACGTATTTTCAAGAATATTGTCCAATATGACCGTTGTGATTGGCTCGTTGTCTTCTATGTCTGTGACGGTATAATCATCTGGTGGAATTATTACTACTACCGTTTCGGTTTCTGTTGGGTCTATTCCAATTGGTTCTGAGTATTCTGGAATTGTCTCTGTTGGCAATTCAGTTTCTGTTCCTGTTCCTATGGGAAGCGTCACCGTTGTGGGTTCTGTTTCAGGCTCTGGGTATTGCGGGAGTGGCACTGTTGTACCGTCTGGGGGAGTCACGACGACAGGAACGACGGTCGTACTGGTCGTAGTTGTAGTAGTAGATGAAGTGGGTGTCGGGTCAAGAACAGTTGCATCAACGGTTACTTCAGGACCATAGGTGCAACTACCAGTTCCAACCCCAGCACACCCAGCCGTCATTGCTTTGATGCCGAAACGAACGGGTCCATATCCAGTCGTGACAGGATTGCTACCAGAGAACATTTCAGTGCTCAACGAGTAGTTGGTTCCTTGATTAGTCCAAACTCCCCAACCACCCGATGTTGCTCCACCGATTACGGTGAGGTCGTAGAAACTAACTGAGTAACCGTAGATAGAAGCATTACTTGCCGCCGATGCATCCCAATCAAGGTCAACACTTCCATCTGCGTTCGCAACGGCAGTCAGGTTTGTAACTGGATTAAGGTACGCCGCAGTAATCGTGTTGTTGGACTCGACATATCCAGAGCCTGAGAAATTGTTTGTGTTTAGCGCAGTAACACCAAAAGTATTTCCACTGGCTGTGGAGAACGAGTTCGCACTTACTCCGTTGTATACCGAAGAGCCGTCATTCCAATTGTTTGAAAACTGAATAGCGGTTGTGTTTCCATTGAATGTGTTACCTGAAACCGTTTGGTTGCCAGCGCCAACCGCCCAACTTGTCGGAATCCATGACGAGAAGTACACGCCAACACCGTTTGAAGTAAATGTCGAATTTAGAACTTGCTGACGGTTGAGCCCTCCTAAATATGCACCAACCTGTGTGTTTCCTGTGAACTGGCTGTTATTTATTTTGACAAAGCGCTCGGTACGAATACCATAAGTATTTGATGTAAATGTAGAGCCATTGACATAAATGCGGTTTGAGTAATTGGTATCCGTAAGACTTAAGGCCGACGGGGTATCACCGTGGTCAGATGTAATTGCATAACCGTTATTTGTAAATTGGGAATCATTGAATGTGGTCACTCCACCGCCGCCCTGGTAGAAAGCCCACGATGAATGATTGGAAATCTTTATACGATTGAACGTCATTGTTCCGGAGGCGTTGTAAATCAGACCACCGTTCCATGACACATTTTTACCTTGTTTGAATGTTATGTCCTCAATAACAATCGTTCTTGAGCCATTGTTATAAATTGCTCGGTACAAATTCATGCCGTCAATAATCGTCGTAGCCATACCTGTTCCGGTAATTGTTACGCCATCAGTAATCGCGGGCAGGTCAGAAGTAAGGGTGATTGTTCCAGTGTTTCCTGGAGCAAAGGTAATCGTGTTAATAGTGGCTGAAGCGTTTGCTGTAGTGATGGCCCAACGTAAAGAACCAGAGTCAGAGGTATCTGAGAGATTTTCAACAATGACAGATGTTAGGGCTGGAACCGTGATTGACGCAGCCGAGTTTGCCGTTAGTGAACCAATTGAGTTTGTTTTGGTTACGGCTACTCGTATTTGTTTCGCAACATCACCCGAACCAACCACGTATGTTGAGGATGTTGCGCCAGATATATTTGTCCATGTGCACGAAGAAGGGTTGCAGGATTGCCACTGATAGGTTGTCGCAGTTACAGCAGAGCCACCGTCACCCCAGGTTCCATCGACTGCGGTCAGAGTTTCTCCATACTCAACAGTTCCAGACATTGATGTTCCGCCAGATGTTGTTGGAGCAGTGGCCCCTGCAAGTAGAGTAAACGACTGACTTACCGTGGCCGCTGCTACATATGAGTTATTAGAAGAACTGTTTGCGGAGATGGTGCAAGTTCCTGTTTGACTAGCCAAAACCGTCACCGTTGCAGTTGAAGTTCCACCACTATCAGTTGACGAGCCAACGGTGCATTTGCCTGTAGTGCTGGATGTAAAAGTAACCGACAGTCCAGAAGTGGCAGTGGCTGAGACAGTAAATGTCTGGTTTGACGAAGAGGTAACTATGTCAGCAGGCTGAGCGAAGGTAATAGTGTTTGCGCTGGCTACAGATATTGCTGAGTCAATATACATTGATGCACCAAGGACTTGACCGCCCGTTGCGTCATAGGAACCATTAACGAACCTAAATCTGTAATAACCAGTAGATGGGACTATGCCACTAGACGTAACCCAACCTTGGTTTTGCCCACGTCCATATGAAACCAAAGTTGAAGTAGCACTAGAGCCATAGTCGTATGTGTTTCCACTGGCTGAAACCCGAACCAAGTATCCGTATGCTTCGTAGTCATCACCACCACCAGCGGCGGCCCAGTCAAAAGAAATTGATTGATTTGCCGTAGCAGGAAACGGCTCGGTCCATATTTCTGGTCCAAACGCCGAACCGTATGTTCCATGATTATTACAAGTATTGGCATAGGAAATAATGCCAGAAGAGAAGAGACGAATTACTCCACTACGTCCACCATATGCTTCTCCTGTAGATGTTGAGTAGGACAGGTTCTGGGTAGTCGCTTCTTGGCCTTCGTACAACTGCTGTTCTCGCGTGTAGTCCTTGTCGGTTACATAGGAGTAGGAACTATTGGATGCGGAGTCGGTGCCGGTCATCGTGTATGGACCAATCCCCTGCTTGCCCAGAACCTTGCATTGGGTTCGGCTTGCCAACGAACCCAGGGTCACCTTTGCTGCCGCAGTTGACTCAAAAACAGGCGACAATGCCTGCACTGGAGCGGAAAAACCAAAAATTGATACCAGCAAAAGGAATACCGAAGGAACAGCCATTATCAATGCAGGCTTATTAACGCGGCGACGCCGTACAAACATGGGGCCTCCTTAAAAAGACCTCCAATTCTACCATTTAGGGATTATTGAACCGACAAGTTCTTAACGCCCAACATGTATTTGTAAAAAAAAATTAAAGTTTTAATTACATTTGAAATAATTAACAGCCCTGCTAATTCCTTCTTCAAGAGATATCTTTGGAGTATAGAAGGAAAGCATTTTCGCCGGGTCGCTACAACGATACTGAACACCCTCGGGGGCTCCGAGTACATGTTCTATCTCCGGAGAGTATCCGCACTCACTAGAAACAAGCGCTGCTAGTTCGTTAAATGAAGTAGGTCTTCCCAAACCAAGATTTATGGGACCTTGAACGTCTTGTCTAACCGCCTCGATGGTTGCAGCAACAACATCATCCATATGTATAAAGTCTCTTACCTGATTTCCCGAACCCCAAATTTTGAATGGATTTGCTTTGTCGACACCACGTTTAATGAATGATGGGAACGGGTAGTCTAGCGATTGGTCCTCTCCGTATCCAGAAAATGGACGGAACACATGAACTCTTAGTCCCTCTTTTTCTGCATAGCCGGCGAGCATCTCTCCGGTGAGTTTTGCCCAACCGTATGTGTAGTCGGGGGATTGGATGTCATTTAAATCAATATCCGTTTCTACTAGTTGATGCGTAGAACCATAATCTTGCAGCTTTATTGGATAAGCAGCCGAGGATGAGTAGTAGACAATTCTTCCCGGTTTTGTTCTCAGCGCCCACTGAAATAACTCAGAATCAATAGCAAGGTCGACTGCAACCGATAATGGCTCACCCTCAATTGTTGCTCTTCCTCCAACTATCGCCGCTAAATGAACCACTAGGTCGAAGCAGGTTTCGTCTGTTGCAAAAAATTTACGGGCGTCTATTCCGTTTTTTATATCTACGCCCACTATGTCGTGGCCATCAAGCGCTTTGTGAAAATACCCCCCCACAAAACCAGAGTCGCCAGTAATAAGAATCTTCACTTACATCCCCACATTCCGTATATGTATGGTTCGCCAAATACTGTTGTATCAAGCATGATAAAAACATCTGGGTTCCACCCAGCATTCTTCAGAAGAGTTTCAACATCTTGTCTACCCCAAGCCCAGTAGTGCTCTTCGTTGGTGTCATACCAAGCATCAATTGGAGTTGATAGAACAAGCATTTTAGATTTATCTCTTATTGATTTTAAAACCGAACTTGGGTCTTCAACATGCTCAATGCTTTCAGAGCAAATATACAAGTCTACATTTTCAATCTTTTTTAAATTAACTTCAAGCGGACCAGAGTATTCATGGCCCTCTGCATAATCGCCGAGTATGGTCTTCTCAACATTTAATGCTTTGACAATTGCACCATTACCACAACTCAGGTCAGCAACTGATTTTGCCTCTGCTTGATATGCCATATCCTTGGCGAGTTGAATTGTTGTGTTTACTCGAATTCCATGTCCACGCCCATAAATTGCATGGTCATGTGGCGTAGCATAAATTTTTGCTAATTCTTTAGCGGTATGAAACTTTCGTAATTTTTTTATCATCTGTGAATTGTCATATCGTGACCACGTGTCTCGATAGCCCCAACTGCTTCTGGGAAGTGTCGAGCAATACAGTCCTCGCGCACATAAGTTGGAATGTTGAGATAATGAAGAGCATCGTGGTGGAAACATGGGTCATCAGACATGTTTTTATCCATATCCCACCTCCACCTAATACCGGAAAAAACATTCCTATCCATGAATATCGCAGCTGCTGAAGCCATGGTGTCCATCACCGGGAAGGGGTACTTGTCAATCGTTGGTCCACGCAGACCATATGTGGTGATGTATGGAGCGCAGAGGGGGTGGTTCATCTCGAGCATTTTGGGGAGAATGTCATCTGGTGGCATTGTGTCTGCAGCCAAAAACAACATGTGTGTACATTCTGGATGTGACATTGCAAAATCATTTGCTAAATTTTGTCCGACGGTTATATGGCGAACACGATTTTTTGTACTTACCTCGGTACGACCGTCATCTAGTAGGTATGTCCAGTATTTTCCACCTATTGACTCAAGACGTTCAATAAACGGTAAAAGCGGTTCAGTCCCCCTTGCATCAACCTGGATTGCGGCGAAGTACTGAATTGCTGCCCAATCTCCGAATCGTTGATACTCAGCTTTTACTTGTTCGGCATTTTTCATCCATGAGCCCCAGTGGTCTGGATTATCCATTACGAACGGATGAACTGTTGTTGCAATCGTAATCATATTTTGTCCTTAATGTATTTCATAACAGTATCCCAATCTTCACCGCGTTTCTCTACAGTAAAGTTCTTTAAAAATTCCCGATTGTGTTCTATTTCATCTCTTCTTTTTGTTGGAATTCGTAGCTCGTCAAGGTGATATACCCATTCCTCTTGCGTGTTGGCAATTCTCCCAATTCCCTGGTCTGCTAGGTATTGATATTCTGGTGAATACGAAGATATGAAAGGTACGCCAGCGGCAGCATATTCGAGACCTTTTATGAAAGATTTAGCATGATTAAATGGGACGTCGCTAAGCGGAACTATGCCTATATCAATTGGTGCAAATAGTTTTGGGTAATCGATAATCGGAGCCAATGGCAGTGTCTTGGACATGCGTTTCTCAACACCAAGTAAATCACTAGCGAAAGGGGCATTGATTGTGTGCCCAGAATGATGAAAATGCATGTTCCGCGTTTTCAGATACCTCGAAAACCAAGGCGACAATTGCTCTAGGTCACCCGACCGCCACGGTGTAGCACCAACCCATCCAATATTCAAGCGATGATTTGGTCTCCCTCTTCGCGGAGTCCATCTGTCAATATCAATTCCGTTCCTCACCATAAAAACATTTGCCCGCTTCGATGAGTAGTAGTCATATAGGAACGGAGTCGAGGTTATTACGGCGTCCGCCTCCATAATTATTTGTGCATAAATTTCACGATTATTTGTAGGATTTTTTTTGGGGTCTGTTGCAGAGTGTGCCCGATTTGATTCATGCAGACCGTCGAACCAATCATCAACATCAACAACTATTTTTTGCCCAAGCTCTCTCGCTCTAGGTATGTAATCCAAAACTTGTTGTTGCATTAATAGTTTGAAAACGAGTATGTCCCAACCCTGCAAGATTTGGTCGTTGTTCACGATTAGACCAAATCCTTTTTCTTGAGTGAAACCAGGAAAACCTATTCCACAAACCCAACCATACTTTGTTAATTCGTTTAATGGCAAGGTACATCTGTACCAAGCGCATCCGTTTGGCTGTAGTGGGTCTGTTCCCCAAGACCAATCACCAGTTAAAAATCCAATAGTTGGTTTATTGTTTCTCGGCATTATGAAAACCTATCATCGCTTTTGTATCCAGAACTTTGTTCAAAATAATTTGTGCGCTCAAGATGTATGTCAGAAGTAATTTGAGGGTTACGAATAGAACTCGATTTACGCTCTTCTATTGTTGACTGAAAGTTATTACGTATTTCCATGTATGCGGATTCTTCGTCTTGTCTAGGTTGCGTGCCCTTGTGCTTTGTAAGTAGGTCAGCAACAGCTTCGTCTGGGGTGCCCCCAACGCCGAAGGTTTTTACTATATCAGAATCCCAGAAATCAACAGCATCACAATCATCTCCATGTAGGTAATCAACGTATGATTCGACTAAATTTGTTTCGTCATGATTGGGAATCGCGAACCACAAGCCACCCTCGTATATTCCCGAATACCTAGATTGGCGTATGACAATCGGGTATAGGCCAAATTCTGAAATATATTTTTCCACTTGTCGAGTTTATACGATAAGGACTATCCAGGAATATGCTATTCACTTGACTTTGGTTGCATGTCTCATCGGGTAAGATGGACCAACGGGAACGACCCGAACTAGGAGAAAATCATGAACAGCAAATTCATTGTAGATACAGCCGAAAGAGCAGCAAAGACATTCGTTCAGGCATACCTTGGCGCCTGGGTCGTAGCTGGTTCTGACTTCAACGCGCTTACCGACATGGCAAATGTGAAAATCGGTGTTGTGGCTGTTGCCGCTTCAATCGCCATGGCGATGGGCCTCAAGAATGTTGGCTCAAACAAGGATTCTGGCTCAGTCCTTTAAATACACGTACACCCACAAGGGTGTTATCTCATCTACAATCTTTTAGGTATTTGATTGGAGAAAACACGTGTCAATGATTGCTGGAAAGTACAACATAGCCTGTCAGCAGGGTTCTACATTTGACATTTTGATGATTTTGCAATACCCAAATCCTGAATATCCCGCTGATTGCGAAGACCCGAATGTATGCCCAGAATACCTAAATTGGGAGCTTTCCGAGTATCGAGCAAGAATGACAGTCCGAAAATACGTCAACTCGGCAACATCGTTAATCACCCTCACTACGGAGAACGGCCGAATATTCCTGGATGAAGAGCCCGGTGGGTTGAGGCTATTCATTCGCGCCGAGGATACATTGGACATTACCTCTTCTGGTGTGTACGACATAGAGATAATTTCCCCAAATAACGAAATAGACAGGGTTATCGAGGGTGTATTTACGCTTTCCCAGGAGGTCACAAAATGACAAACCAAGTAACAAATACACAAAACAGGGTAATCGTCACCGCGACCAGGGGTCCTGGTGTGCAGCAATTCCTCCATCAGGTCCAAGTATTTACCGTTCCAGGAACATTGAGTGTCGGTGTTGGAAGCGCCAGGTTCTACATTCCTGGGGCAATCACACTTAGTAACGTCAGGGCTTCGGTCGGTACCGCCCCAACTGGTTCATCAATAATTATTGACGTTAACAAAAACGGCACAAGTGTTTTTACAACAAACCCAAAACCGCAGATTTACGCTGGTCAAAACGTAGTGTCAACTTCAACGCCAAATACGACTTCACTTACTACTGGGGATTACATATCGGTCGATGTTGACCAAGTTGGCTCCTTGAATCCAGGACAAAACCTAACCGTACAAATAGAATTCACTCCTTAGTGTATTCTTGTAGCAAGCGGTATAAACCGGCCCCTAGCACAAAGGCATCATTAACATGACAATTTCAAGTTACTTAGAAAATAAATTACTCGACACCTTGAGTGCTACGGCATACTCGGCTTCCGCTGCGTACCTCAAGCTTCATCTTGGCGACCCGGGAGAAAATGCAACTGGCTCCCCAGCTGTAGATACACGTCGAAAGGCTGTTTCTTTCAGCGCTGCGTCAGGTGGCTCGAAGGCCTCAAGCGGAACAGTTGAATGGACAAACGTTGCTGCAACAGAAGTCTATACTCACTGGTCACTGTGGGATGCAGAAACCAGTGGCAACGCTCTCTGGTACGGTGCTCTCTCTGCAGCTGCTTCAGTTACCGCAGGTGACACTTTCGAAATCACCTCTCTTACACTGACACTCGAATAATCCACAAGGGGAGTAACCCCTCATGGATGAACAAGAGATAATCGGTTTCTCGGAGCCATTCCGAGGGACGTCGTCGTTCTATGTAGGCTTTAAAACAGTATCGGAGACTGCCTCCGCTACAGCAATCGGTTCTTCGTCTGCGTCGCAACTGCATACAGCACCAAGAACCGCTTCGGCATCTGCTACATCTAGCCACGCTATTGTCTCACTTCACACATCCCCGAGAGGTGGTGTTGGCTCTGGTTCCGCGACAGCCGGCGACCAAGCAATTGGTCTTCATGTTTCGCCAAGACAAGCTTCTGCTTCTGCAGAAGGAAACAGCTCCGCAACTGGCCTTCATATTTCGCCGAGAACAGCAAGCGGAAGCGGAAATGGCTCATCAACCAACCTAAGCGAAGTAATTACATTCCTTAGAGGTGCAACTGCATCCGGTGGTGCAACCGCTGGTGATGAGGCGCTCGGACTACACACTGCACCTAGGAGTGCATCCGGTTCTGGCCAGTCAAGCGAATCGTCAACGAGGGTTAGAACATCTGTTGTTTCTGCTTCAGGCTCGGCAACTAGTAATTCAACAGCAATTGGGCTGCACACGTCGCCACGTACCGCAAGTGATACTGCACAATCAAGCGAGTCTGCAACACGACTTATCATTTCTCCACGAAGTGTTACCGGTTCAGGAAATGGTGATTCGTTTGTCCTGGCCCTTCATACACATCTCAGAACCGCTTCGGCTAGTGGTTCTGGAACTTCAAATAACGCAATCGTCCATTCCAACCTTAGAACTGGTTACGGCTCAGGCTCTGCGACAGCGGGCGATACCGCCCTAACGCTTCATTCAAATCTTAGAACTGCAAATGCTTCAGGTAGCAGCTCGTCGTCTTCGGAAGAAAAAAATACATTACTCAGGACCATATCCGCTACTGGAATTGGTTCGTCAACATCAGAACAATTGCACAGTGTTCGCAGGAGTGGCTCTGCATCAGGACAGTCTGACTCACTCATATCCTACAGATACGGAAAAATTAGAACTGCCTATGGGGATGGTGGGGCGACAGTTAACGATGAAGCTCTTGGTCTACATACTGCCCCTAGAACTGCATCGGGCGCAGGAACCAGCGGTTCCAGTAATTCAATCCTCTATAGCAATCTTCGTTCGGCGAGTGCTTCTGGTGGAGCAACTGCTGGAGACGAAGCAAATGGCCTCCATGTCTCACCAAGAACCGCCAATGGTTCCGGAGCTGGGACACAGAGTACCGACGAAACAAAGACTCTGCACAGAACCTCAATATCTTCTGGAACATCGACACAGGTGGCAAACGGAAGACATACTTCGCCAAGAGGCGCGGTAGGCGCAGGTTCAGCGACTGCTGGAGATACCGCTCTTGGTCTTCATGTTGCACCTAGGTCGGCAGATGGAAGTGGAAGCAGTTCGGAAAGTTCTTCCTCAATTGGAATTCCGGTCAGAACCGCCAGTGGTTCCGGACAGGGTTCAGATTCATCCAACGGTCTACATACTGCTCCGAGAACATCAAGTGGCTCAGGTGTCGGTGGCTCATCCGTTTCAATTGTCACAACATTCATACGAACTGCATCAGGTTCTGGATTTGGGACTTCTGCAACCACTATTCTGTACTCAAACATCAGAACCGCTAATGGCTCTGGTTCTGCAACAGCTGGGGACACCGCTTTAGGGGAGCACATCGCCCCACGAACCGCAAACGCATCTGGTCAGAGCAGTGAACTTGTGTCTCAGCAACTTAGAACTGTTTTCAGAACTGCTTCTGGCTCAGGAATCGGTGGCTCTAGCAACTTAACGCTCTACAGCAATATTCGTTCGGGAACAGCTACAGGTGGAGCGACTGTTGGCGATAGTGCAACAGGTTTGCATACGGCGCCAAGAACCGCATCTGGAAGCGGAACCAGTTCTTCAACCAACCTGAGTGAAGTCATCACATTCCTCAGGTCGGCGACAGCTTCTGGTGGGGCAACAGCTGGTGATTCAGCAGTAAGACGTGTAACGAATATTCGCACTGCAAGTGGCTCTGGTGTATCCGGACAAACAGCATTGTATGACGCAGACCCAATTCAAGGAATCACAGCTGGATACTGGGGTCTTCAGGCCCTTGTTAGTTGAGATGAAGTAAACTAGGAGTAATCATGGCAGCATATACACGCAAACAATATTCGGGCGCGGCTCGCAATACGACTACAACAACACTCTTAACTAACGTTGGGACAACTGTTGACATTGCGGCGACCACTGGATGGCCATCAATTGCTGGCATCCCTTTCTATGTTGTCATAAATCCGTCTTCACTCACTGAAGAAAAGTGTCTTGCAACCATATCTGGTTCAACACTCACTCTCGTTAGAGCCCAGGATGACACCACCGCTTCAGAGCACCAAATTGGCTCTGTCATCTACCCAGTATTTACAGCTAACGACGCTGATGAAGCAAACGAACTTGTAAGCAAGTTAACGACAAAAGGCGACCTGCTTGTAACCGACGGTAACGGTCTTTTCAGACTTGGCGTTGGAACCGACGGATACTTTCTCAAGGCAAATAACTCGGCATCGGTTGGTGTTGAGTGGGCTTCAATTCCGACAATCAACAACCTGAACGACATTGGTGACGTAACAATTAGCGATGCCGAAGAAGGGGATTTCCTGGTTTACAAGAACTCCGCTTCTGCTTGGATTAACGAAACAATCCACTTTATTACTGTTTCGGACACGGAGCCAACCGACGAGGTAAGAGTCGGTGACCTTTGGTACAACTCAAGCGAGCTTGAACTCTATACATACTATTCAGGTTCGTGGCAACAAGTTACATTAACTCCAGAGTTCCCATTGCTGGATGAACTAGACAACGTATACATAGATGCTGCAGCCGAGGGAGATGTTCTTGCGTTTGACGGTTACGACTGGTATAACGACTCAGTAACAAACTTACTTGGTGGAACAATTAATGCGACTACAGCAGAAACTTTGGAGACGGCACGAGTAATCTCTTTATCGGGTGATGTATCGGGTTCTGTGTCTTTCGATGGTTCGCAAGATGTTTCCATATCAGCAACAGTCCAAATAAATTCAATTACCCTTGGAACCGACACGAGTGGAAATTATATGTCTGACCTTACGCAGGGAACAGGCGTTTCGATTACACACACCCCTGGCGAAGGTTCGAATGCGACTATTGCAATTGGACAGGCAGTTGGAACTTCATCATCGGTGCAGTTTGCTGCGATTACTGCTCCACTGATTGGAAATGCTTCAACTGCAACTACACTGCAAACAGCAAGAAATATTGCTGGACAGTCATTTAATGGTTCGTCAGATATATCTATCGCGCCGACAGACTTAACTGGAGTTACGTCTACAGCTGCAGAGCTAAACATTCTTGATGGGGCAACTCTTTCAACTGTTGAACTCAATTATGTAGATGGTGTAACCTCTGCAATTCAAACACAATTGAATGATAAGGCGCCACTCGCTAGCCCGACATTCACTGGAACTGTTTCTGGAGTTTCGGCAACGATGGTTGGTCTCGGCAACGTAACCAACACATCAGATGCGAACAAGCCAGTATCTACAGCAACGCAAACTGCGCTTGACCTTAAAGCACCGCTTGCATCTCCAACATTTACTGGGACGGTAACGCTTCCAGACAACACTGTTGCCCTTGGTGTCAAAACAACTGGAGATTACGTTTCATCTCTCGTTGCAGGTACGGGCGTAACCCTCTCCAATAACTCTGGAGAAACGGCGACTCCGACTATCGCAATTGGTCAGGCAGTTGGAACAAGCGCATCTGTTACATTTGCGAATTTGACAATAACTGGAGACCTGACGGTTTCTGGAACAACGACAGCAATTAACACCACAGAGTTGATGGTTGACGACAATCTCGTTGTTCTTAATAGCAACGTGACTGCAGCCCCAACGGAAAACGCTGGGATTGAAGTTGAACGTGGTTCTTCGGCGAATGTTGCGCTTCGCTGGAACGAGACATCTGACAAGTGGGAAATCACGGAAGACGGTAGCGCATATTTAGAAATTGGAACTACGGCTGACATATCTGCAGCATCCCTTACCAGCCTTAGCGACCTCCCAGATGTTTCAACCGCATATCAAATTGGTGCGACTGGTCCGGCTGGCGGGATAATTTTCATTACTCCAGATACAACTGGTAACTCTACTGGCAAGTATTTCGAAGTTGCACCATCTGCGTCCCAGGTTCAAAGAAGTTGGGCTACTGGTGGAAACCAATCATTGGCGGTTTCTGGGGCAGATGCAACCGGATTCGGCTTCGGTGCTCAAAACACGATAGACATTGTTGCTCAGTCTGGAAATGTTTCCGCAACTAGCGCGGCTGCATACGCATCCGGATATGAATATGGTGGTTTTTCAGACTGGTTCCTTCCATCAATTGATGAGTTACAAGAACTCTATGCAGTCGAAAGTTTAGAAGCTGGCACCATTCCTGGATTGCTTAGCAATAATTACTGGAGCTCTACGGAACACAGCGCAACACAAGCCAAATATGAAAATCTAGGTGACGGCGGACAAGGTTTTTCCGCAAAGAGTAACTCACTCTATGTTCGTCCAGTGCGGGCTTTCAACTCCCCTGCATCGGGAGATTTTCTAAAATGGAATGGAAGCTATTGGACCAATGACCCAATCAACCTAGGAACCGATACAACGGGTAACTCTGACAACGTAACAGAGGGAACTACAAATTTATACTTTACTGACGGAAGAGCACGAAGTGCGCTTTTGGCTGATAATGCTGGAACGGCTAGCGGAATAAGGTTTATTGCACCAAACACTGGCACCGTTGAATTGATAAGCCAAGAGGCAACGAGGTTCGTGCGAGTAACTTCAAACGCTGCAGTTGGTGGTGGCAAAACAGAGATACAAGGTTCAGCTCAAATTCTTGCATCTTCGTCCATTTCTGACCCAGGTCATCTCACTGTTGCAGGAAGTGTAACTGTGGGTGGCGGAGTTATCTTTGAAGGAGCCACCGCGGACGATTACGAAACGTCCCTTGTTGTAACAGACCCAACTGCAGACAGAACTATAACTCTTCCTGATGCAACCACAACTCTGGTTGGAACAGATACAACCCAAACTCTTTCCAATAAAACTCTTACGACGCCAACTATTAATGGACCAGAAATTACGGCTACTGGTGGAACTCCGAGAATTCATGGTATCTATCTTCCAGAACCACATTTCATCACATTTGAGGGTTCAACAACAGATGAGTTTGAAACAGTACTTACCGTTGTTAACCCAACTGCAGATAGGACTGTAAGCCTTCCGGATGCGAGCGGAACAGTTGCACTGAACGGTTCAATTGCTTTGGGAACTGACACAACTGGCAATTACATGCTGGAAGTAGTGGCTGGTACTGGTATTGCTATCTCCCATACTCAGGGGGAAGGTTCTACAGCTTCAGTTTCAACAACGGGTGTTCAATCACTCAGTGCAAAGGCTGGCAACTACACACTTGCGATTGGTGATGCTGCAGAGACAATCATTATTATGGACTCAAGCTCTGCCAATGACCTGACTGTTCCACCGGCTTCGAGTGTTGCATTTGGAACTGGTACAAGCATCACCGTTATTCAACGAGGAACTGGTAAGACAAGAATTCTTGCAGGTGCCGGAGTGACACTCCTCGCAACACCGGGTGTTTACTTGAGGGCCAGATACTCTTCGTGCACAATAGTCAAAACAGAAAATGCAAACGAGTGGTTTGTTATAGGTGACTTGGCGGCGTCGTGATTCCGGGCAATCAGGCAAGTGGTGGAAAGTTCATTGAACCACCAACCGCAGTAGTTGGAGCCGTCGATGCACTTGGTAATGCTCTTGTAACAATCACGCATACTGGGTACAAAGGTAAATCGGGAGCAGTTCGTTACAGGGTCATTGCAAGCAACGGAGTAACCGAAACATCTAGCTCGGCAAGTGTTTCAATATCTTCTGGTTTAACTGCTGGTCAAACCTACACTTTTACCGCTGTTGCAATTGATGACACATCGGCGACAGAATCTCCAGTATCAACAGCATCTAGTCCGCTTGTTCTCGGTGGGGTTCCTTCCGCACCACTCGCACCAACAGTAACTCTTCCAAGCACTTATGGAAATACTACGGCTGCTGTTTCATGGATAGCTCCAGCATCGATTGGTTCGTTAATCAGTGACTACACGGTTCAGTATTCTTCAAACAGTGGCTCAACATGGACGACGTTTAGTCGCGCTGCGTCAACTTTGACGTCGGTGACGGTAACTGGCTTAACCAACGGGTTCGCATATGTGTTTCGAGTAGCTGCAGTAAATACAATTGGAACTGGAAGCTACTCGACTGCGTCTAGTTCAATCACTCCGTTGAATAGCAAAATACCAACCCCTCAATTTGCGATGGACGACGATACACTAGGACGTGTTGGAATCAACTTTAGCAATTACTTAGAACCAGCCGACCAAACATATGTTGCAAACTCTAGCGGTGGATATTTCTACAACTATTTTGACTGTGCTGGCGGCCTTTGCCCTAACGACACATTCGGTACAAGTCAAGGCTGGACAGGACTTGGCTATTCAGAATCGCGTTCCGCATATCTAAAGGTTCAAAGATTCGGTTATGCAGATTCAGACACCGTTTTCTGTTCGGAAACTTCACCTGATGCTCCTCCTCCTCCTCCTCCTCCTCCTCCTCCTCCGCCTCCTCCGCCGCCGCCTCCGCCGCCTCCGCCGCCTCCGCCGCCGCCTGAAACTACCGCTGGGTGTTATCTAATTTGCATCAAGGGAGAATGTGCATGTATTTGATAAGGTTTAATCATGAGTGATGATAATTGGCAAGACATATCACCTAAAGCGGAGTTTGACCACTTTGCAGACTGGCTTACCATGGAAAACCTTGTTGGAGAATATGGGGAACCAGGATTCAGCAAGATGGTAAGGGAATTTATTTGGCCATCAATAAACCCTGGTTATGCGATGCCATTTACTTTTAACATGCTTAGAAATGATGACGGACTGCTAGTTGGTGTGTACATCGACTACATGATGGATGGAATCAGAAAGCCATGGGTGGCCATGACCCATCCAGACCATCAGCGAGAAGGAGTGATGACCAGGCTCGTTGGCTTGATAGTCGCAGATTATGAACAAGAATATCAGCGTCAATTTTCATTTAGCGATAGTTGGTCAGAGTTGAAAACAACTGAATCAGCAGCAAATTTTGTTAATAAGTTTGCAAAGACGGCAATTGAAAGCAGAACACAAAGCAACAACGAGGTTTAAGGTTGGTCTGCAAGCTACATTGTTTTTCAAATAACTTGTAGCACCAGTAGAGATAGCGGAGTTCTAAAATGAAGCACATCAATGTCAATGGTGTATGTATTTACAGGAACGCAATCGCTTACCCTTTTGAGATAATAGAAGCTTCAGAATTATTAAATATTTCCACAGACAGCAAGGGCGACTGGAGTCAATCAACGGTTATCGACACCGAAGGCAAAGTATTTATATCTGATGTAAGGACAAACCAACTAATGTTCACCCCAGCGCCGACCCAGAAAGGCGATGAGTCATCCGCAGAGGTCATGCTGGCAAACAAAATCCACGAATGCGTTCTGCCATGCCTGCAGCACTTTAATAACAAATTTGGTCTTAGCATTAAATCCAACTCAACACTTGGTTACCAAATCTTGAAATACTCAATTGGCGAGCACTATGTATCCCATCTAGACAATGGTGAAAGAACCAGACGTTATGCCTCGGCAGTTGCTTACCTCAATGACGACTATGAAGGCGGAGAGTTATATTTTCAGGATTTAAATTTTACTTATGAGCCGGTAGCCGGGGATGTTGTAATTTTCCCATCTGGAGCACCATTCAGGCATGAAGCAAAACCAGTAATAAGCGGCACCAAGTACTCCATTGCTAATTGGTGGTAAAAAGCTAACGGAAAACAACAGACTAGTGTCCATAAAAGACTGTCTTGTGAGATAATTGGCCTCATGCCAATTGTTTTCCCTGTTTCTCCGTCAACAAATGACAAGTTTTTTGTTGCGGGTAAATCTTGGAGTTGGAACGGGTTCCGTTGGCAGAGGTTTAAATCTGCGATAATTGACGGTGGGTTCGCAAACATTGAATTGAATGTATCGAACGAAGAATTAGTTGCTGACGGAGGCGATGCTTAATGGCTTATAAAAAAATTCTTTTCCGTCGCGACACGTCTACGAACTGGGCTAGCTCTAACCCGGTTCTCGCTGGTGGTGAAATCGGTCTAGAAACCAACACCAACAAGATAAAGCTCGGAAATGGTTCGTCACAATGGAATGTCCTTCCTTATTTTTATGGAAGTATTGACAACGCAAGCCTTGATGCGCTTGGTGACGTAGTCATAACGAGTGCACAAAACGGTGACTACCTCCGCTGGAACGGAACCGCCTGGATAAATGACCCAATAAACCTTGGGGATGACACTGTAGGCAGCTTTGTTCAGAACCTTGTCGCTGGAACTGGTGTAACACTAACCAACAACTCTGGTGAGAAAGCTACACCGACCATTGAAATTGGCCAGGCCGTTGGGACTTCTTCGTCGGTCACGTTTGCTGCTGTCACCGCAGGGGTTGTTGGCAACGCAAGCACGGCAAGTGCTTTGCAAACTGCGCGAACAATCGAAGTCAGCGGTGATGTCGCTGGTTCTGCATCTTTTGATGGTTCACAGAACATAAACATTACGGCAACCGTTCAGCCTAACTCTGTAACCCTAGGCACCGATACAACTGGTGACTATGTGACCTCACTTGTTGCTGGAACCGGTGTAACTCTTTCGAATAATTCCGGAGAATCAGCATCACCTACTATCGCAATTGGACAAGCAGTCGGAACTTCATCATCAGTGCAATTCGCTCATGTGCTTGGAGACGTAACAGGAAATCTCACAGGAAACGCTTCGACTGCTGCGGCTCTTCAGACATCAAGAACAATATCTCTCACTGGCGATATTGCTGGCTCTGTTGCGTTTGACGGTTCTGGCGATGTGTCCATAACCACCGCCGTTCAGCCAAACTCTGTAGCACTAGGAACCGATACAACCGGAAACTACATGACAGAAGTAACCGGTGGCACCGGTATAACAATAAGTCACACCCCAGGTGAAGGTTCAAACGCAACAATATCCATTGGTCAAGCTGTTTCAACTGCAGATAGCCCAACATTTGCCGGAGCATATCTCGATGCAATAAGAGTTGGTGTCACAGATGCAAACACAATTGACACTACATCCGGTGGTTTGACACTTAATTCAAGTGGGGGAACAACAACCGTTGATGACAACTTGGTTGTTACTGGAACATTGACTGTATCTGGTTCGGTTTCCTATGTGAACACAACCAATTTGGAAATTGGCGACAACATCATCACTCTCAATAACGATGAAACTGGAGCCCCATCTCAAAATGCCGGTATTGAGATTGAGCGTGGAACATCAGCAAATGTTCTGCTCCAATACAACGAAACATCCGATGTATGGGAACTTACAAACGATGGTTCCGTTTACTCACCAGTCGAGACAACGGCAACAGTAGTAACAAAATTGAGGCAACAGCTGTGGCACAACGACGTATACGCGGCAACAACAGGACCCCTCACAAATTCTCCAACATACACCGATGGAAGCGCTGATAAAAACGGCGGAACTGGCGTTGGAGCAAAACTTACAGCAACAACTAACGGCGTTCTTTCTATCGACGGAGCACCAGCATCGTTGAATTATCGCGTCTTAATTAAAGACCAAGCTAATAACATCCATAACGGAATTTACAAAGTCACAGCAGCCGGTACCTCAACTTCGACATGGGAGTTGACAAGAGCAGTTGACTTTGATAACTCAACATTCGGTCAAGTCACGTACGGAAAATCAGTAAGAGTGGCAACTGGCGACGTTAACATGTTGCAAACTTTTGCTCTTACATCTTTCGGCAGTGTATACCTAAACGAACTAGAAGAAATGGTGCACGTTGTTGGCACCGAGCCTATTGTTTGGTCACAGGTAAGCGGCAAGGCCGTACTGGTGCCAGGTAATGGTTTGGAGATAACAGAAAATGTTCTTGCTCTCCCATCAATTGCTCAGTCAAATAGCTCGTCTGTATCTGGTTCGTCCAACTTCATAGAGGCTGTGAGCATAGACGGATATGGTCGCGTACTTGGTATTACAACAAATAATGTTTTAATTCCATTAGGTACAAACACAACTGGAGATTACGTACAAAGCGTTTCCGCTTCGGTCGGTACGGGAATTACAGTTTCTGGAACTGGCGAGGGTGCAAACGTATCTGTTGGTTCTAACGCAACACCAAATAACACGGCAAGCACAATTGTTATGCGCGATGGAAGTGGAAACTTTGTCGCTGGAGGAATTACTGCAGAGCTAACAGGAAACGCCTCAACAGCCAACACTCTTTATGTTGGTCGCTCAATTGGTTTGACAGGGGACATGAGCGGCTCTGTAACGTTTAACGGCTCCCAAGATGTTGTCATAAACGCAGTAGTCGCACCAAACGCAGTCACACTTGGCAGTGACACCAGTGGTGACTATGTTTCTTCACTCGTTGCTGGAACAGGCCTTACGGTATCTAGCGGAACTGGTCCATCATCGGTACCGACCATTTCAATTGGTCAGGACGTTGGGACTAACGCCTCAGTAACTTTCGCAAGAGTCACCTCGACATTGTTCGGAGACGTAAATGGAAACGTAACTGGAAACCTAACCGGAAACGTCGCAGGAAACGTAACTGGAACACTGACTGGAAATGTTTTTGGAGATGTAACTGGTAGTTCTGGAACCGTAACCTCAATAGGCACTCATGGTCTAGATGCGCTTTCAGACGTAACCGCTCCATCTCCAGCATCGGGCGAGTTCTTGAAATGGAATGGTTCTGCTTGGGTACCAGATGTAATCGATTTATCAACAGACACAAGCGGAAACTTTGTATCTTCAATCAATGCCGGAACAGGTGTTTCTCTAACAAACGGAACAGCTGCCGAAGCTGGTAACCCAACAATCAATATCGGTCAAGCAATCGGAACAACAGATTCTCCGACATTTGCAAACATGAGTATCGGTAATGCGCAAGTCAACGCAACAGGAATTGCCTATAGCGGCATAACCGGACTTGCAACCGTAACAGCAGTTGGTCACGGTCTGTCTGTTGGCGCAAGAATAACGGTTTCCGGAGCAACACAAACTGGATATAACGGAACTTATTCAATCACCTCTGTTCCAGACTCCACGACTTTTACATACGAACCAACTGTTGGGCCGGCAGCAAACAATGCTTCAGGTTCATTCTTGGTGTATGTTGCTGGTGCAATAACTTTTGAGGGTTCCACTGCTGACTCTTATGAGACAACGATTGTTGCAATTGACCCAACCGCAGACAGAATCATTTCTCTTCCAAACGCCACGACCCAACTCGTCGGAACAGACACAACCGATACACTTACGAATAAGACTCTCACAAGTCCAACGATTACAGGTATTTCGCCGATACTCACACTCGGTGGAGACTTGAGTGGTTCCGTTACTTTCACTAATCTTGGAAACGCAACGCTTACTGCGACAATCGCTGCAGACTCTGTTGCTCTGGGAACGGATACAACTGGTAGTTACGTAGCAAACCTGGTACAGGGTACTGGTGTAACAATCACAGACAACGCTGGCGAAGGTGCAACTCCTACTATTTCCATTGGGCAAAACGTTGCAACTTCATCCTCGGTAACTTTTAACACAATAACGGTTGACAACCTAGTTGTTACTGGTAGTCAGACTTCGACAAGTCAGGCAAACCTGAACGTTGCCGACAGTATTATTACGCTTAACTCAAATGTGACTAGTTCCCCAACGCTAAATGCGGGAGTTGTTGTCGAAAGAGGCACCGAGCCAAACGTTGACATTAGATGGAATGAATCAATAGACCGATGGGAAGCTACATCCGACGGTACAAACTACACAGAAATAGCTGCTGGCGCAACAATGACGGTCAGCACTACTGCTCCGCCATCGCCATCGACCGGAGATTTTTGGTTTGAGTCAGATTCTGCAGTTACATTCGTCTACTACGACTCGTACTGGATTGAAATTGGTGCTTCTGGTATCGGTGCTGTGACCCAGGATGCCGCTCCAGCGAACGCTGCAGACGGCCAGATGTGGTTCAAGAGCACGACTAATGAAATGTTTGTTTACTATGACGGTGCTTGGATTCTTGTTAACAGCTCGACTAACACTAGCGACGTGGAAATTGCGTCTATCATGGGAGCGTATTAAATGACTGGAGAAATCAATGGCTAATTCAGCTAAAGCATTATTTAGGGGTGCGGCTACTACGACTACTAGCACGATTCTATATACCGTGCCATCCTCAACTTCGACGATTGTGACAAACATAATTGTCACAAACACTGCTGCTACGGATGGTACTTTTACGCTTTCACTTGATGATGTCGCACTTGCATCTGCCGTAGTGGTTCCAGCAAAGGGTATTTTTACTCTTGATATCAAACAGGTTTTGGCTACAACAAAAACAATTAAAGGTGGCGCCAATGCCACCTCTATCAGCTTCCACATCAGTGGAATGGAGATTGCATAATGGCAGCTAACCAAATCCCTGCAGGTCTGACACCAATAACACCTGAGGAGGTGCTGATTGACCCAGTCCAAAAGTTGCGCATCTCTCAGCCACAGGCGCTGATTGACACCGACTTTGAATATGGTACCCAGATTTCCAAGTGGGAAAACCATACGAACGTTGGAGCACGCCCATTCGTGTATGACACTGCTTCCCCGATTTCGGGTATAACAGGAATCACGATGAGCACATCGTCAAGGACTGTTACCGTATCGCTTCCAAGCACTACTGGTATTGCTGTTGGAACTCCGATTTCGGTAAGAGACACATACCTTGCAATTGCTAACGGAAACTACTTGGTCGAGTCTGTTACTTCAAACACATCGTTTACATACACTGGCAAAGCCGTAAACACGGGCTCAGTTACATCAATCCTTGACGCAAACAAGACAATCATTTTTACTGGTAGTCTTTTTGCTGGTGCTGCAATTGGTGGGGCTCCAACTGTTTCTTATACAGGAAACGCAGTTTCCGTAACAACGACAATTCCTCACGGTTTGTCGATTGGTAACGAAGTTGCAATTACGGGTATAACCACATCTGGAACAAACCCTCCAAACGGTTCAAACTTTGTTGCAAGAATAATCAGCGCCACGCAATTCGTTGTTTATGTCCCAGCAACGCCAACAGGAACACTGACGGCCACTTCTGCTGCTGTATATGTTGTTCCGTCTGGTCAATTTTTACACAGACCATTTGACGGCGGTGTTATCTTTACGAATAACGGCACATCAAACTATGAAACAGCAGTTCGTCAAACGCGTCGTTACTTCCGTTACCAGTCAGGTAAGGGAATTCAGATGTCGTCTGGAACACTGTTGAAGCCAGCCCTTCAGGTTGACTCGCTCACTTATTCATCAGGAACTGGATTGGTGACTGTTCAGACAAAAGAAAAGCACAACCTTTATCCAGGTTCGGTAATCGTTACTTACGGTGCAACTGAAACTGGATACAACGGAACATTTAACGTTTACACAATTACTGGTTACAACACTTTTACGTACACGCCGGAATCGACTCCATCCGCAGCAACTGCTTCTGGCCCTTATTACATAACCGTAACCGGATGGTACGGCAATGAAAACCGACTCGGATTGTTTGATGACCAAAACGGAGTGTTCTTTGAGTTTGATGGTCAAACGCTTTATGCAGTTAAGCGCTCATCAACTTTCCAAATCTCTGGAAAAGTAACAGCGACTAATGGTTCGTGCACCATCACTCAAACAAATGCCGCGTTTCCAACAAGATTTTCAAAGCAGCTAAACATCGGAGACAGAATCGTACTCCGTGGGTCTTCTTACAGAATTACAGATATAGCAAGCGATACGTCGATGACAATAAGTCCTGCGTATCGCGGAGCTACAACTTCATATGTAATCTGCTCAAGAACGGTAGATGAAAGATACCCTCAGTCTGAGTGGAACTTGGACAAGTTTGATGGAACCGGAGCATCTGGTTACAACGTTGACCTTTCCAAGATGCAAATGTTTTACATTGACTACTCTTGGTACGGTGCTGGCGCTATTCGCTGGGGTATGCGTGCAACAAATGGCAAAGTAACTTACTGTCACAAGATTTCTAATAACAACATCAACTCTGAAGCGTACATGCGTTCAGGAAACCTTCCAGCACGATACGAAACTACATCAAACCCGCCGTTTACATATATGGCAGCATCGCTTTCAAACATTGAAACGACCATGACCGTAAACAGCACAACAGGGTTTCCAAACTCGGGAACGCTTGCGTGTTTCAACCAAACACATGGTTGGGAGTATGTTAACTACACCGGCAAAACAGCAACTACATTCACTGGATTGACAAGACAGCAAACAGGCAACGCTTCGCTTGCCTTGACAATTGCTGCTGGGTCAAACGATGGAACTGTTGCTTCTGCGGCCGGCCTTCAGGTTGGACAAAGAGTGAACGGAACAGATGTTCCAGACGGAACATTCATTCAGCAAATTGACGGCACCAACATCAAGCTGAGTGCCGCTGTCACTGGTGCAAACCCAACCGTAAACGTTGTCCCAATGGGTACAAACGCCGCGCTGTCTTGGACTTACTCAGCAACAAACCCAATCGGTGTTGAACTTGCATTCCCAACATATGCTCCATCGATTTCTCACTGGGGTACTTCAGCAATTATGGACGGACTATACGACGACGATAAGTCGCTCGTGTTTACGTATGGTTCAACCTCTGCCGTTTCTGTGGCTGCAGGAGCAACCAATGCCCTGCTTGCAATCAGAGTTGCTCCTTCTGCGGATAACGGTACTTCTGCAGGATTTGGTGAAAGAGAACTTATCAACAGAATGCAGTTGGTTCTACGAGCATTGGACGTAACCACAACTACGTCTTCGGCAAACTTGTTGATTACAGCCGTACTTAATGGCGTTCCATCTTCAGGAAAAACTTGGGCCAAGCCATACACGGTTACTTCGTCACTTGCTCAAGTGGCCGACTACGGCGGTACAACAACAACCGTCTCTGGCGGTGAAGTGACTGGTGGTTTCTTTGTAGGAACTGGTGCAAACTCAATTGACCTCGGAGCAGTTCGAGACCTTGGTAACTCGGTTCTTGGTGGCGGCGGCACAGCAACTACGACCGGCATCTTCCCAGATGGTCCAGACGTGGTTCACGTGCTCGTACGTAACCTTGGTTCTGCTTCGGTAAACGTGTTTGCTCGTCTTTCATGGACTGAAGCACAGGCTTAATCATGGCAGCGATTGACTTCCCATCGGGTGCTCAATCCGGCGACCAGCACTCAAGTGCCGGTAAGACTTGGACGTATAACGGTTCTGGTTGGATTTTAGTAACTATCCCAACAGCCATGTACACAACTGATTCAATAAGTGGCTCTACTCTTGTTGATGGAACAGTTGGGTTGCAAAAAATATTCAACGCTACGGCAGGCCAGATAATAGTTTTTAATGGCTCTGGAGTAGCAACTGCGGTTGACTCAACAGGTGATGTGGTAATCAACTCTTCGGGTGTTGCGGCAATTAGCTCTGGTGTCATAGTCAACGCCGATGTAAACGCCTCTGCTGCCATTGACAAAACAAAGATTGCTGGAACAGCAGTAACGCTTACGGACTCTGGGACAATTACGTCGGCAATGATTGCTGACTCAACAATTGTTGACGGGGACATAAGCTCTTCTGCAAATATTGCTCAGGGAAAAATTGCAGATATCTTGACAAACGCGCAAGCCGCAAGCTACACACTTGTACTTGCCGACAAAAATAAGATTGTTGAAATGGGTGTTGGTTCTGCGAATGACTTGACAGTACCTCCAAACTCGTCGGTGGCTTTCCCAATCGGTAGCCAAATACAGGTTCTTCAAACAGGAACTGGCAAGACGAGAATCCTTGCAGGCGCTGGTGTCACCGTGAACGCAACTCCAGGTGTTTATCTGCGCGCTCAGTGGTCAGGTGTTACGCTTCTAAAAAGAGCATCAGATACATGGGTGGCAACGGGAGACCTTTCAGCTACATAACTTATGGCCGTTTCAAGCAACAAACAAGTCGATTCTGGAGGCAAGAAACCTACAGCGCCAACGATTGGTACGCCGCTGCTCGCTACAGGAACATCGGCAAGCGTTGTTTTTACCGCATCTAGCTATATAGGCAAGGGAACCGTAACCTATAGGGCGACCTCAGACTCTGGTCAAACAGCCACTGGAAATTCCAGCCCAATCGTAGTAAGTGGAATGACAGCAGGAACAACAAGAACGTTCACTGTTGTAGCAATTTCGTCAACCGGAGTTGAGTCAGATTCATCCGAAGTGAGTTCTTCGCTTGTCATGGGTGTTGGTCCATCCGCACCAACAATTGGTACTGCGACTGGCGGTAATGCCTCGGCAACCGTTGCATACACCGCAGGAGCCACAGGGACGGGTTCTCCGACTTATACGGCCACTTCATCGCCTGGAGGGCTTACGGGCACTGGAACGTCTCCTATCACCGTCTCCGGCCTTACTAACGGCACCTCCTATACGTTTACTGTGACTGCGTCGACCGCCTTCGGCACTGCGACTTCTGCAGCATCAAACTCGGTTACCCCAGTAGCTCCACCTTACTTCCCGCCATTCTTTCCGCCATTCTTTCCGCCCTACTTTCCGCCGTTTTTCCCACCGTTTTTTCCACCTTACTTCCCGCCATTTTTTCCACCGTTTTTCCCGCCATACTTCCCACCCTTCTTCCCGCCATTTTTCCCACCTTATTTCCCGCCATTTTTCCCACCATTTTTCCCGCCATTTTTTCCTCCGTTCTTTCCTCCATACTTCCCTCCGAGGTTTAAGTAGAAAATGAAATCAATTTACGACATCGACCTCAAGTCATGGGATGGCGAACGAGATATTCTCAAGGACTCTGAAGGCAAGGTAACGCTAATCATTAATACGACTGGACACTGTGGAAACGCACCCCAGTTTGGAATTATTGAGGGTCTTTATCAGAAATACAAAGACCTTGGATTCAACGTTGTTGCTGTTCCCACAAATGATTTCTGCGGCGGTGGAGTTACCTACGGAGAGTACGCAGACGGCGTAAGAGATGCAAAGCACGCAAGGGATTACGGTGTCAACGAATGGAACGCTTCGTTTGATTTCTCTGAACTAATTGTTTCATGGCACGAAAAGCAAGAAGAAAAACAAAACACTCCACATGAGCTGTATCAAACCCTCATGACGGAAGACGAAAAAAGACTCAAGCAAGACATGACTGGAAACTTTGAAAAGTTCTTGGTTAACAAAAAGGGCGAAAGAGTAGCCAGAATCACCAATGGTGTGCTGCTTGAGTATGCTTACAATGATGGAAGATGTGAGTCTCCTGAAGTAGAGCTCCAAAAACTATCAGAAATGATTGAAAACGAGTTGGCAAAATGACGTCGATTGAAAACTACCTAAACAGTGAACACGCAGTGGCCTCAGAGGTCGTTCATCCGATTTCGCTTTATGACATACCAATTGCCTCTAGCGATGGAAAAGTGCAAGATATTCTGGCCAACAGAAAAGGCAAGGTAACCCTTTTATTCAACGTTGCTGCAGGTTGTGGCAATATTCCACAGCACGGCATTATAGAGAAGCTAAATCAGCGTTACAAGAATGAACCAGACTTTGACATTATTGCGATTGTTGTCGATGACTTTCAGTGCCATGGGTACAAAGAATTCCAGGATGGGATTGCCTCGTACTGCACAGTGAACAATATTGATATGTCGGTTGGTGAATTTGCCAAAAAGTACGCGGAAGAGAACTTTGGAACCACATTTGAGTTCTCAGAACTCACTAATGGCAGAGTTGACAAAGTTACATATGAGTCCGATTTTGTTCCAAATACGGAAATATCCCAGACACAGAATACTCTTTGGTACTACCTAACAGAGGGCTATAACGCGACACTAAATAAACTTGGTGTTCCATATACTGGAGAATCAGTGCCTTGGTCGGGTATTTCTGAAGATGTTCCAAAAGACGCAAAACGCGCCTTTCCAATTACGGGGAACTTCACAAAGTTCTTGATTGACAGAACTGGAACCAAAACCAAGAGATACTCAAATGGTTTCTTGCTCGGCGAAAGAGACGTCTTTGGCGAAATATATCCGTGGCTTGATGAGAAGTTTCTAGACAATGGTGAAAAAGACTGGAAGCCATTCGTAGGTCCAAAAGATGATGGCGAACCATGGATTGACCCACAGGTAAAGGAAAAGGGTGTAGACGTGTCCCTTGACCTAATCAGTCTTGATATCGATGAATATCTGGGGCTCAATTAAGCCTTAAGGGTGATGTAGTCTTATTCCGTGAATTCACCATGGAAGATAGAACCTGGATTTTTCGGCACTGGCCCAGAAAATATCCACGTCATAAAGAACTTCATTGATGAAAAAGATGCATCTATCATCTCGTCATTTGCTAGGACCATAAAAGAATGGTCAAATGGTTCGGACACGGACATCTTTGACGAAAACGGCGTATGCACTTATAATGCTGCGTATTGGAACAATAGGCAATGTACTTCGACTATTTTGGAGAGAATCAACAAAGAGGTGTACGACCTTATTGATTTCTATCTCGACAAGATGGCTGTGACTGCAGGTGAGATTTTTAATTGCAAACTAGAGAAACGGCCACCATGCATAGTTCGGTGGTTTGGTGGGATTGAACAACGCCCACATGCGGATAAGCAGATGAATGATGGCTCACCAAATCCGTTCCCAACATACGACATCAATTCGCTTTTCTATTGGAACGACGACTTCGAAGGCGGAGAACTTTACTATCCAGAACACGACATCGTCGTAAAGCCAGAGCCTGGTCTTGCCGTAATCCACCCTGGGGACATCAACTATCTACATGGTGTGAAAATGGTCACGAGCGGCGAGCGATACACATCCCCAGCATTCTTTACGGTCGAATGATATGGGACACGAACCTCTTCTTACCAATACGCCAAGAATAGGTTTGTTCGTTGACTACCTACCACAAGATGAATGGGGAGTAGTAAAAGCATATTGCGAGAATAATGAAGATAAATTTGAGTTTGTTGGTCATAACCCAGAGATTGGTTGGAAGAAAAAGACCCATTCTCTTAACCCAGAGATAACCTTCCAAACCTCTTTCTTGCCAACCAGGGATGAAATTAGTTCTGGTGGCTACATGACAAACGGGGATAATTACAAAATTTCCATGCATATACCAGCAGATGAGAAGGTTAACAAAATTCTGTCGTGGATGTTGATAAATGTCAGAGACACAATAAAAGACACTTACGGGAATAAGACCTATTTTGAAAGCGGTCCCTGGTTGTCGATGGCCAAAGAAGGCGACAATATGGGCCTTCACTGCGACGGCGTGTTTTTGGATAAGGCTGGCGCAGTCACTGACTTTTCATGCGTCTACTACGTCAATGACGACTACGAGGGCGGTGAGTTATACATGCCAATCCTTGGACTATCGATAAAACCAAAAGCTAATTCTTTACTGATTTGGTCGCACACTTGGCACGAAGATATGGCCCATGGCGTGAGGCCGATTATCTCCGGTACCCGCTATATGTCACAAGGATTCTTTACTACCGTATAGACTGCAGTAATGGATGAAGCGTTTGTGAAGGTTGCGGGTAAAAACATTGGGCTTTGACAGGATGCGCGAAAACCATTATCGAAAAATATACGAAAAGCGTTTGCAAAACGTTTACGAAAACATGTTTTCGAAAGACGTTATAGATTTTTGCGGTGAAGCACAATTTAATCCAAGTTTTTTTAGTTACAAAGAATCTGGCTTGGACACGAATGATTCTGCTTCACATAAACCGCATGAGAACGTAAAATACCACGTAAACAAAAATGGGATTATAGGTAAAGAATTCATAAGAAATGCTGAAATACTTGCCGCAGGATGCTCTTTCACTGCCGGAATAGGACTAAGCACTGGTCTCTCCTGGCCGTATGTCGTCGGCGAAAGAACACAACTTTCTTTTAACCAACTAGGAATACCTGGCGGCTCGATTCAGCAGATTACTACAGCTGTCTTTGAATTCATTAAGATTTATGGCAAACCAAAACATTTACTTTTCCTCGCCCCAGAAGCAGGTAGACAATGGATAAGCGTAGACACACCCCCGTACAGGGAGAGGTTCGCCTGGTCGAAAAGAGACCGTGAGTTTCTGTCTCATGAAAATTTCTTCCCAGGGCGCTCAAGAGGTAAAGAGATATCTTTAGATATTGTTATCCAAAACTCATTGAACTCTTTAAAGAATCTCCAGGATTTCTGCTCCATAGAAGAAATAAATTTTAAGTTTTACTCGTGGGACCCTGTAGATAATCGCGTCTATTCCGTACTTGGGATTGAAAATTTCATCAACCCAAATGAATCGTTAATGATTGACGGGTGTGAGCACGACGGAGATAATGTGGAGTTCTGGGATGAGGCTGTCGATTCGGTCCACCCCGGGATTCATAGGCAGATACATTTTGCAGAAGCATTCCTTCCGCTCTAAATCACGTATCTCCAGGTGGCGTATGGACATCTCCGATATGTATAGACTGGGACTATGGAAACCGAAATACTCAGCGACCCGCGCCTAGGGATTCTTCTCTACAAAAATGCACTACCAAAAGAATTGGACATAATTAATCGTCTAGAGGCGACTATAGGAAATAGTACGGTAGGTCTATTCAAGTGGAACGAAGCCCTTGTTGGATACTCGCAAAAAATGCCAGAGTACCGAGACTGTGTTGACTGCAAAATTGGGGAAACACATATTGAATACCTTCAACAGTATCCACAATTTGCAGAGCTAAAAAATATATATGCAGACACGGCTGGTGCCATACGTGCGTGCATGACTGATTACCAGAGTCGCTACAACATAAACATGGAATACATGGAAGCCATTAACTTTATTCGGTACAAAGAAAGCCAACACTTCCAGGTGCACACAGACCATGGGTTTTCTTACACATGTACAGTTTCTTCTGTCGGATATTTCAACGATGACTACGAAGGTGGAGAACTATGGTTTCCATACTTGGACTTGACATTTAAGCCCGAAGCTGGAGACATTGTTATGTTCCCGTCAACCTTTATCTATGCCCACGCAGCAAAACCCGTGATAAGTGGAACCAAGTACTCAGCGGTAACAATGTTTGACTACAACGACAGAAACCACGACATCAAGGGCAGCTACGATGGAGTAAAGGCTCCACTTAGTCAGTAGTGGCGGTCGTAGGAATCTACTCTCCTGGGGCAATGGGTTCAACCGTCGCGTACTCTTGCTCTTTGTACGGTCATGAATGCATATGGGCGTCCGAGGGCCGCTCTGACGAAACTAAGGCCCGTGCGGAAAAGTTTGGGATACAGGACGTTCTCACGTTTGATGCGCTCGTAGAAAAGAGTGAGTTCTTTTTTTGTATTGCAAAGAACTTCGACCCGTTTGAGCTTGGCCAGGAAATAGTTTCACGGAATTTCAAAGGCATATATATCGACCTGAACGCAATGTGGGCTGATTCAAATGACGCCGACCTTGAAAACATACTCGTTCCCAAAGGGGTCAAGTATGTGGAGGGAGCCCTACGCGGTTGGCCAATTACCGAACCATCAAGTGACGACATTGGCGAAAAAACAATGTACCTGTCTGGTCCGCATGCGGATGCAGTGAAAGATTTGTTTGGTGGTTTTTGGAGAATAAGAACGCTACCAAAATCAGCAAAATTATTAAACCGCGTCCTAGCAGAGGAGATGGCAATTCTTTATGGTTAAGGTGAATCTAAAACGAACACACGATAACCCACCAGAGATTCGACAATCCAGAATCAATCGTGACTGGATGGATGAAACATACAAAAAACATGCATATCAATGCCTGCCAATGACGGTAGCCAATGTGTATGGCTGGGAACTTGTTCTTCCGCAAGACGTTATTGCCCAGTGGGACGGCGGTAATACAGTCCCAACAATACTTGAAGGCGGTTCATACGGCGGCAGACAGATTGCCTACGGTGGAATAATCGGAATGGTTTCTTTCTCTGTCGGTTGGATTTTCGGAACCGAACCAGGGTACGAGACATTTATTGGTGGTTCGCCTAACTACATAAGAGATGACGCACAAGCACTCTCTGCAATCATTCCAAGTAGTTGGTGGCCCGATGAGTTCCAAATGAACTGGAAGATAAACAAGATTGGTGAACCTGTCTTGTTTGAGGCTGGAATGCCATTCATGTTTTTCTCAATATTTGAAAGTACCGTTTTGGAGAATGTTGAATTCACCATCGGCAACCTTTCAGATGACATGGAGCTTATGAAGAGCCGCGCAAAGTATGGCGATGTGAAGATGAAAAACAACGAAGAGAATCCTTGGACATGGACAAAAGGAATAAAGACTGGCCTTGACGCTGACGGGAATAAAATTGGACCCACTTTCAAGGGAATGCCAAAACTAAAAATTCCAGGACAATAATAATGTCGATGCTTGATTATAAAGATTTATTGATAAGAAATGTTCATGTTGTTGACAACTTTGCAACGAGTGACGAATTGTCAAAAATTCTTTATAAGTGCAAGGAATTCATTCATTGGGATAACACCTGGCAGGAGTATCTAGACGGTGAAAGATATACCGAAAGACCAGACTGCCAGGAACGCATAGACGTCTCATCTAGAGCATTGGCGCTCGTATCCGCCACGGTGGGTAGGAGGTTGTGCTTCTTGTATGAACCGTATTTAAGAAAGTACCTGCCTGGCTCGTATCTTAAAATGCACGCAGATGCAGAAGGATACTACGGGGGCAATCCAGAGCCACTCAGAAACTACGACCCAAACAACCAGATGTCTGAAGTCCTAAATGAGTACTCATCAATCCTCTACCTCAATGCTGATTACGATGGGGGTGAGTTGTATTTTGAAGAACTTGACCTGATGATTAAGCCGAAAGCAAATCAGCTAGTTTTCTTCCCAAGCGGCTCCGAGTTTAGACACGAGGTAAAGCCTGTTCTCAGTGGGGATAGGTACACCCTTGCATCTTTTTATACGACTGATAAGCTTGTTGGCCTGCACGAGAGGATACGTGAACTTTTATGAAACTTGGAAAATATGACCCTCTAATGGCAAAGAATAGGGCTGCACGATTTCTGACCGCGTCAATAGGGGAGATGAGTCAGTTGATGGCGAGCGAGGGTATGACCCCCGTGTATTCTGGGGAAAATACGCACGAAGAAGGAACAATAGAGTACAACGCTTTTAGGCTTATGTCAAACGAGTACTCCGCATTGGAAGCACTTAAAGATGGATGAGCCACAAGACTTCAAGATGAGCACCAGAAAAGGTGAAGCAATAACTGACGCCGAAGAGTGGGATAACGAGATTATTGAATGGGACTCAAGCACCGGTGTCTATTATGTTGCTGGTAAGCCTGTATCAATGTGTCAAGGTGTAGCAATGTTTGATGTGAAAAAGGAAAAAGATGAGCAGGTATGACCCAGTTGCCGATTTGGCGTATCGTTCAGAACAGCTTGCAGCATACTTGTTCATACTCGGGTTTGATGAATCGCGTTTTGACGAAATCACAATAGACGATTGCGTAAACGCAATTCGAGACAGATACCGATATGACCATGACACCGAAATTGATTCCAGTGTTAAGGACTATATAAAAAGACAAAATATCACACTGACAAGAAATGTCCGCCGTGCTTGGTTTGATGTGCAGGCTGCTCTATACGAGGTGACAAATGGAACAAGATAAAAGGTATGAACCTGAAGTTTCTTTTGATTTTAGTTCTCTTCAGTTTAATTGGGAAGAATATGCAGACCAATGCAACCGCGAAGATGGTGGTCACTCTGTCGCTATAGCCGAGTATCTTTTCAATACGGTTGGTATTGATAGAAGGAATATTGCCACCGGCGGTGCGAGCGATTATGAGTTCGTTGTCCATTATCCAAGACCAAATCTTTCAAGTGCGTATGGTCAGGCTCAATGGATGTCGATTCTTCTAATTCTTGGGATTATGGATATCTCAAAGAAGAAAAATGTATTGGCAATTTCAGGTGGTCTCGATAGGTTCAGATTAAAGGTTTTTAAGTCGATACATGGGGCCCACATTACCTTTCTCAACAACAAAAAACTTAGTCTGTATGAAAAGTTCCAAGACCCAATTGACGACTATGACGTCGTTACAATGCAGGATTTTGAAAAGCATGTAAACAATAAGTACGACATGATGCTCTCTTGGTCGCAGGATATGGAGAATCCACTAATCCCTGTTAGCGCCTTTGTCGACAGGCTCGAGGATAACGGGATTCTGATAATCCAAAATACCTCTGACAGTATGTTTCTGTACAACAATCACACAAAGGCAACTCCAATCTGGGGATACCACGAAGCGCTTAAGAGGATATCCGGCTGCAGCGTGTATCACGTTCCTCTGTTTTACGGAATGACTATTGTCGTCAAAGGAGAATCATGATTATAAAAGACAATGCACTCAATGATTCTTTGTATGAAGATGTATTAGCTGACAAACTATTTTTCCCAGAGTCAATGGGCTCTGACGAAAGATTAGCTACAGAGCTGAATTCGTACCATTACGAAAAGTCAAGTTGTTTTGCTCCATATATGTTTTGGGATGGATGGTGGTCCACTCCAGCAAACACATTAAGGAAGCGGGTCGTTCAGGCAATTTGGGAAGACAACCTTCCATGCGATACAAGCGAAATCCTCGGTATTGAGTACTGGACAAGAACCTATCTCCCAGGCCAGTATCTTGATGTTCATGTCGATGAAGACACCTTTCTTTACCAGGAGTCAAAGACTTTTAGTGGCCCATTGACTGGCTCGATATTCTATGGTCTCGACAATCAGGATGGTGGTTTTGTTGAAATATACAATAAAGCCATTTTGAAAGATGGAGAAAAACTGGCTATTGAGTCTGAAAACATCAACACGTTATTAGTTCCAGTTGAAGAGCGTGAAAGAATCGCCTACAAGGGTAACCGTGTAATCATTTTTGATACTGGCCACGTTGTCCATGGGACCACACCTGCAAAGAGCGGAATCAGGCAAGTCATGGTCACAAACGTGTGGCATCGAGACAATCCACCAACTGCGCTAAAATTAGGCGAATTCTTCTATGAGTGATATTGAGAAAATAAACCTGGTGTCGATTGATGTCCTTAAAACGAAGATAATCGGTATTGATAATTCCAAACTTCTGGAAGAGATTGCTGGTGCTCACGGAGAAATAGACGATTCGTTTATGGACGACAAGCATCACACATATTACGAAGATAGAAAATATCCATTTGGAATGATTGAGTCAGAAAAGCTCATTGACAAGTTGACGGAACGAGTTTCAACCGCGGTTGGTCGAGAGATGGTTATGAGCGACATATGGACACTGAGCCTTGAATTTGGGCAGTCGGTCTCGGCACACTCCCACAAATCAAACACGCATCTACACCCCGAAGAGTATTTCTCAATCGCTTACTATCCGTGCGCCCCAGACGGAAGCGCCGATTTGATATTTCTAGTGAATGCTGGAAACACAATCGAAAACTCCATAGAGATAAAACCGGAAACAGGAGATTTGATAATCTTTAATTCCTATTTAACACACATGACAAATAGGCATCGAAACAGAGAGGAAGCACGTTTGGTCGTAAGTGCAAATTTTGCACCGAAAGACCCTAACGTAAAACCAACCCAAGACTGGACTGCGTACTCTCGCTCCGCCGAAAATGAAAATGGTGGGTATGATAAGTTTTACTGTCTTAGGATTAACACCCCATTTGGAAAAGAAGATGTGAACCTTGGGATAAAAGGAAATGTTGCTGAAATATTTAATTCAACCGGGAAGTACTTTATAGAGAGTTTTACTAATACGGATACCTCGTTCGATGCATCGTTCTCTGTGGATACACCAGTAATAGCCGAAATAAGTATAAGATTTTCTATCGATGAAGAAAATGGTGATGTTGTGGGTTTGGCGAAGATTGGTCAGTTTGCGGAATATTCAATAGCCGGACATTTGTCATGAATCAATCAATTTACGACATACCAATCAAATCGATAGATGGGGATGAGAACATACTTTCTAGCCTTAAGGGTAAAGTAACGCTCTTTTTCCCTTTTGGTTCAAAAGCGGGGTACGAGCCAAAATGTAGTCGCATTTGGTCATACGGGAGAACTTCCAAAAATCTGTGGGAACTCCAGAAACTGCATGAAATGTTTGATGATTTTAGCGTTGTAGGAGTTCCAACTAACCAATTCTGGAACATGGAGCCTTTGGATAACCATGAAATATCTAACTTTATTAAAGAAGTTTACCCATTTGTGACTTTTCCTATTACGGAAAAAGTGGAAATCAATGGAGATAACGAACACCCAATATGCTCACATATGAAAGGGTATGCAAAAAGGCTTGTTGATGATACAAAAGCTGGAACCAGTCTGTCTGCTGCCCAGGGTCAAAACCTTGCCGGTGGGGCGGTGCAGAAAATACATGCTTATTACGAAAAATTTATAGTTGGCAAAGACGGCAGGCAGATGTACAGATTTAGATTTAGCGTTAAACCACTAGCAGAAACAGTAGAAACTAGCGAGATGGATATGACCATCATCCAGGCTGTACAATCTCTTTTATGAGCAATTTCAACTTTAATCCAGAACACCTTGGCGGCGGAACTGTAATTTTTAAGAATGCAATCAATATTCCACAAAAAGAGGCATTTGAGTATCTTGACAAAAAGAAGGATGAAGCTTTCAATAACTCGTACACGATTATTAAGGATGAAGACGGCAATCCACTCCACGCAATTAATAAGGGTGGGTTCATCTACGACCTAGAGGACATGGATAAAGCTCCAATAAGGATAGGAAGCTTGGATATCCCATTTTTCCAAGAATGTGAAAAAGCAATATACGGCGCACTTTTGCATTATATAGAAATGTTTCCCGCTGTCCTGCAGTGTCTCTGGTGGAAGAGCCCTGGTCATGTTTTGAGGTATGCAAAAAGCGGCGGTCTTGGATTTCACGCCGACAACGATGTGAACTATCGCTACGGTAGAGAGCCCAAAGAACAACATGCAACACGCAACGTTCTTTCAGCGCTTGTATATTTCAACGACTGCACCGATGACGAATCAGTTGAGTATTCGTTCTCTGGTGGAACCATGACAATCCCGTATTTCGATATAGATATTGCTCCGTCAACCGGCGCGATTGTTCTGATGCCGGCAAACTATATAGGTGCTCATCAGATAAACGAAGTAACACGAGGGGTAAGGTATTCCTACCTGACATGGTTTGCTCAGGGTTCGCAAGATGATGAGCGCGGATGCTCACCAGCGCATCCAGAAGAAACGATGTTCCAGAACAACGGTCAATGGTGGCTGCCTTCGATAATCAAGGATTATGAAAACCATTTAATTGAAAAGTATGGTTCTATTTCGAATGCTCCGCAAGAAAAAGTTGACTATCTAAGCAGGGCCGACGACCACTAAGTTTTTTTTGAGAACATCTTTTCGGTCACAAAAAGGTGTTTAGCAAGCGTGCTTGATGAGTGTATTAGCCCAAGTGGATTTGGTACGTTGAACTCATTTAACAAGTCGGCCATCTTGCCATCGGCAATGTCTCCCCAGAAAGCCATCATTGCTTCTGCTCCAGTGCGGCCGACCGTGTAATACTTGTCCTCGATTTGGCCTGGGAGTATGTTGTCTGCCCAATTGTTGTAGCCATCTTTTTCGACCATATTAGGTAGCTTGGCGAACTCCTGAACCATTATTTCAGTCCACCTATTGAATGCCTCGTTTTTTTCGCTCATTGGGCTATCATACACTGTATGAATCAAGAGCAGAAGTTCAACGATGTGGAGCCCAAACACCTCGGCGGTGGAGTGGTTGTTTTTAGTGGAGCCATCTCTTTCGACAACGATTGGGCAAGCGCATTTGCAGAAAAACAAGTCGCGGAAGAACGCGCTCAAATGTACGAAGAGGCAATAGACCCAGAGACAGGTGAACCTGCATTCATAAATAGAAGTGGGTACTATTTTGATGCCGACGGAGTGAATCAAATGCCTCGCCGCGGTTCACGAATACACCAGAATCCAGATGAGGACATAAGTGATTTTCTGGAGTTTGTGGAGAAATCAAAAGACGCATATCTACTCAAATACTTCTATCTTTTCCCCTTGGCATACAAGAACGTTTGGTGGAAAGTAAAAGGTCACCTGGTTTCTTATTCTGTGGAGAATGGTGGTAAGTTTCTTGGGCCGCACTCCGACACGAGTGCCGACTATGCCTATGGATTCCCTCACCCACACGACCAGCTGGCCACGAGAAACACAATCTCATGCATTGTGTACTTGAACGATAATTTTGAAGGCGGGCATCATTACTTTAATTATCTTGACATTGACTACAAACCTTCCGCCGGCGACATATTGATGTTCCCGTCGAACTACATGGCTGCTCATGAAGTCAAGGAGACTACCGGCGGTAGTAGGTACACGTATCTTGGATGGTATTCCCACGGAACACCAAACGAGGCTGTTAACGAGCACATAGTTGACCCAGTGGAGTCGCCTGAGTTGGCAAAAACCGCAACCAATGTGTACATGCCAACACTTCGCTCCGACTTTACTGATTACCTAAATAAGGTCGACCCAGGAAAAACTTCGGTTGGTCACAGCCTGGTTGAAAGTATGCACTCATGATTGTGAAGCATCTTGGGAACGGGGTAATGCTGTTTGAAGATGTGGTAGACGCATCCAATTTCGAGGCATATCTTGAAAGAATTTTTGCTGAAAATCTAGATGCAACGCATGGCGTGAATGTTGAGTCATTAACCAATGATGGCGGTTACGCGGTTACGCAAGAGCACGTATTAAAAATGCCAACCAGGTTTAATGGACTTTCATACGGCTCCGAATTCACAAAAGAAATAACAACCTTGATTAATGACGGCATTTATAGATGCCTAATTGAATATTGTCGCTCGTTCCCAGTAGCAATTGAGTGTATTGGCTGGAGAACAGGTGGGCAGATTGCTTCGTACTCAATTGGTCAAACTATTGGACCGCATAGCGACTGTGCCCTACCTTACGACAAGGAAGGGAATGTTCTGAACACCTTCCCGCTCCACAACACCCTTACTGGTTCAATGGCCCTCAATGAGGAATACGAGGGAGGAAATATAAGATTCAGGCCGTGGGGTATAACCGTACGTCCAAAAGTTGGCTCGGTTTTGATATATCCGTCGTCATTTATGGGCTGTCATGAAGTTGAGCCAATCACATCCGGGGTAAGGAATTCTTATCTGCAGTGGTTCTGCCAAGGGGATGCAAAGATGGAGGTTCAGGAAGAAAACAAGCTAAATAGTCTTGCAGCAGATGTTCAGCATTCCGGGCAGGGTTATGTTCACGTTGGTATCGTAGAAAACACTTAGTACAAGCTGCTGTGTTCCCTGCCGCGCTGCTCATTGTCGTATACAACCTGGGAATGTGAATAAGCCTTCTTTAGACCGTTTTCACCTTCAAGCGTTCTGTTTTGATAAACCGGATTTGCTTTAAACATTCCGTTTGCGTCTTTTGCTGAATCACCATTCCCCATGAATTCGGTTTGCTTGCAGTAGTGCTTGTAGTCGTCATAAAGCGCATCTATGAAGTGTGGCCTACACCAGCCATCACATTTATCTGGTTCTGAAACGTTAATTCCAACTTCATCGTGACTGCTTCCTTGACTGAAGAATTCAAGGTATCCATATCGGACGCCCTTTTTCACTGGCTCAACTCCATGTGTTGCAATGTAGTTTGCAGGGAAGATAACAACATCCCCGGTTTTTGGAGTGTTCTTTATTCCGAGATATGGGAAAACTAATTCCCCACCAGTGAAGTTTGTGCCATCTAGTTCTGATTCATCTTCAACACAATCGTTAATGTAGAACATCACCGCCACAACTTGACGCATCTGTATTTGTCCACGCGGCACAAATCGCTCGCCACCTGTGGCCCTGTAATTTGAGTCGTTGTCGTTGTGTATGCCAAGGAATGCCCCCTCGTCATAGCGCATTACGTGACCCTTGGTTCTCCACCAGATTGTTCCAAGGACCATTGGGAATATATCTATGTACCGCAGGAGACACTTGTAAATAGTGTCTTCCCAGTATCTAAACACTTCTATCATCTCTGGCTCTGTCCCAGAGTTAACTACTTCAAGCAGTCTTACTGGAACCATCTTTACCTGTTCTGGAGAAAACTTGTTGCCATCTTCGTTTATTGCGTAGTCATTGCCTTCTTCATCCTTGGCCCACGTCCATCTTTGTTCGTGCGCGGATTTTGAGTTTTTATCTATATACGGTAAAAGCATGTCTTTGTCAACATCTATTGCTGCCGGGAAACGAATTACCCCACCACCCAAATCTTCAAATTGCATGTTAAAGATTTCGGACACAGTTTCGTCATTGCGGACATCTGGTGTCGTTCCGTAGAATCTGTTATCGCTATCTGTATTCATGACTACTCTCTCCAAAATTGAATCAAGCTAAACCTAGTCCCAGATAGGACTTCGGTAACCCCATGATAGTTCAGATTCGCGTCAAATATTAATGCTTGACCTGCCTTGAGTTTTATGTCAATATCAATGTTTGGTTCTTCCATTGTCCCAGTTAGGTAAAACTGCGTGCTCCCGCCCTCGTAGTCATCATTTAGGCATATAACCGACGAGTGGAGAATCCTGCCAATTCCGTAATCCTTGTCCCCTCCATCGGTATGCACCCCGTGTGATTGGCCTTTGACTTGACTCTTGATATTGCAGCTTTGATTCGGGAACGATGGAACTTCTAGTCTTACGCCAGTACTCAGAAAGTATTGATTTGTTAGTCTCTTGAATATCGATTGCAGAATTGTTGTAAGTCTTATTCCACCAACACAGGCGGAATCACTTATGGAATGTGTCGTAAACTGGTTTCGTTCACTTCCTCCACATGGCTCTTTCTTTTCGAGTAATTTTATGGAATCCATAATCCTCGCAGCAAGTCGACCGCTAACAAGGTTTACAATATATATATCGTCACTTATCTTTTTGAGATTCTTCATAATGAGGTTATGGTTCCGTCTCTGAAATTTAAACCAGAAAACTCCTCGTATTCATCTAGGGTGCGTTCTGTCCCTAATGCCCCTTCGCCAATTATTCGTTCGGTGAATATTCTCTTGTATTCTGTTCTGGATTCAGCATCCATCATCCCCCAGATTTCTGAAAAATCACCCCATATGTGGTGGCGACGTGTTTTGGCAAATGTCTGTTGAGAGTGATATAAATGAGACACATTGTGAGAGAAGGGCATCACCAGGTCGAATCCATGAGTAAAAGCCCTTGCGGCAATCAGTGGTTCCTCTCCCCAAAAGGCAATTTTTGGATTTGGTTTAACTTTTGCAAAACTTCCGAGTGTGAATATAAAACCGCCAGAAACAGATTTAATAAATCCACAAGTATCAAAAAGAACCCGAGCTTGCTGTGTGGGAATTAGGGTTTCCTTAAAATTTTCTACCTTCTCGCCAAACCAGATTCCACATTGATAAAACGGCTGATTGAATTGAATGTTTTCTTTTCCGTCGTCGTTGTATGTATAAGCTGGCGGATACTGAGTAATAAGTGGCTTAGGCAAGCCCAGGTTTTGATAGTAGCGTATATCGTTGATGAGTGATGCGTCCCAATTTTCGAAAAATCGCATGTGCGAGTCAATTTGAAGGTAGTAGTCTTCTCCGTCGTAAAACTCGTTTGCTAAATACCTTGCCTGCTGTAGGCCTATGTTTTGCGGTGCAATACTTGTCGCCGAGTTAATAGTGACCCATTCTGGGTAATCTGTTTTAACTTCTATTTCGCCATCAAACAAAATGCAGTTATGAATACCAAACGAAAGCTTGTTTGCTCCGCTCGCATTGGTCACTGCGCTGGCAACAGTTTTGTTTAATTCAAAATCCCTATAAGAAGGTATTTGTATGAATATCGATGCCATATCATTTCCATATAGCGCTTGCGCAAGACACACATATTGAACCCAAGGCTCTCTCTATCATTGCGGCATGTTCGTCGCTACGCCATATCTCGTCGAGTGTGCTGTCGTTCATGTTGCCAAAAGTATAGTCAAAGTCATAATCGTTACAGCAGAGAAACGCTTCCCCAAGGGCGTTGACATGCAGCCAGCCATATATTCGCCCAATTGTTCCATTAGAACAACCAACTACTCTAGTTTTATCGCCTTTGTTGTACCTCAAAATTGCTTTGGCATTATCAATCACTTTATGTTCTGCCAGTATCGCAGCCCTATCAATTAATGATTCCACTGGATAAACAGTGAGACCGGGAAATAGCGATTTAGCCAATGCGACTTGTGTCGGAGATTCTCCTGTCAAGGGGTCCAAATCTATCTTTGGTGCATTCTCGAGCATCTCCATCCGTCCGCCATTTTCTTCCATGTGCGGCGCGGTGGGTATATTTACACCTATTGAAAACGCTCCATTTGCTGTGTATTCTGGAAACGCTTCCATTGTTCGTAATACGTTTTGTCTTACATGGTCAAAATCGTATCTTGTGACTCCTGAACGTTCCTGCCATAAACCATCCTCAAATGCGGGAATGTTTAAATTGATTCCGCTTATAACGTCTTTGTGTCGTTGGAGTATCTCCACCTTTTCTTCGGTGAGATTGACACCGTTTGAAAGTATCATGGTTTTTAACCCATAACATTTGGCCAAATACAGCATCTCGTCCAAGTGCTTGTATAGCAAAATCTCATTGTAGTGAGCGGTATAAAAATGATTAAAGTTTGCTTCAACTACACCGTTTGGTTTTTCTTTTTCTTTTATCAACTCAGAAAATATCTTGTCCAATAAATCAACCGGCATATGCTTTGCTGCATGTGGGGGATTCTTTTGATACCTGACAGGGCAGAACCAGCACTTCGCGTTACAGTAACCGAATGGGTCTATTTGGGCATCGGTTATCTTGTACTTATTTAAATTCTCTTTTACTACCATTTGCCGAGCGGGCAAGCTGCTGCAGGTAGTTTTACTTTTAGTTTCATGAAGCAACCACATTCTTTGCACTGGTGGGTAAGTTTTAGCAAACTTGGACACGCTTCACATATTGCGTATCGCGCTGATGAAACGTCCTCGGAAACGTGTTCAATATGTGGGTTTACCAAATCCCACGGACGTGTGTCGCCGAGCTTTTTTTTATACTCTTGCCATGGACTTGTCATAAAGGCATCCTACATCAATATAAGGAAAATTTAGACAGTCGGAGGAGTGAATACACCATCCGTGTATCCGTATCCAGAAATAACCGTGAATCTTTCATCTCCGGCAAGACGTACCGCTTGCACACCAGACAAAAGTGCAGCAATTTTTGCTTCTTCTTGGATTGGTACAGGCTCCGACCAAGCCACTTCGCCATCTACAACAAAGGCAAACCATTCGAATCCGTCTGGTGTTTCTCGTGGGTTGATGAATCTTGGTGCGTCTGACATGTATTCTCCTGTTTATTCTAGGAATAGAATTTGCGCTTAACTACAGCCTATGAATAGGTTGGCGTTTCCACAACCGGCTTTGGCGTATATTTTCCATACAGATTGACTATAGCCATTGGTGACTGGGTTGCAGCTACACCAAGTTGCACAGCTCGCTCCACCTTCGTTGAGTGCTCCATAGTAATAGCCCCCAGTCCAGGAATATCCGTCGAAAGGAGTGCAAACAACTGGTGCAGCCGTGGCCTCGGTGGTCACGGGTGCCGTGTAACCGCACTTCCCGTCTCTGTAGGCTCCGTTATATCCGCCTTCACCTGTACATCCAGGACATCCAGCCGTCCAATACTCGTAACTCATTGTGCCATCGCATGAATACGTGACACCGTCCCACGAGGCAGTAGTACAACCGAAGCATGGAGGGGCTCCAGTTGTTGTAGGCGCAGCCGTAGTCGTAGGAGCGGCAGTGGTAGTCGTTGTTGTAGTCGTAGGGGCGGCAGTGGTAGTCGTTGTTGTAGTCGTTGGAGCAAGCGTCGTCGTGGTAGTGGTAGTTGTCGTTGGAGCAGCCGTCGTAGTCGTAGCCCCTGGAGCCACCCATTGAATACCATCCCATGCGCGGGATATTGCTGACACCCATGCCGTTCCGTTCCATACCTGGGGGGTTGTAGCAACCCAGGATGAACCATTCCAAACCTTGGAGATACTCACACCAGGAGCAGCGGTTGTAGCTGTAGTCGTCGTAGGGGCAGCAGTTGTAGTGGTGGTTGTAGTCGTAGTTGTTGCAGCAGAAGGCGTCACTGCCGACGATGACAATGAGTAAGGTCCAGTCCCAACACTGTTTGTCGCAGCAACACGGAATGTGTAACTCGTTCCGTTCGTCAGGCCTGTAACAGTTGCTGATGTTGCGGTTGACACGCCCTCAAAAAACAAGCTCCACGTTCCACCCGAGTCAGAAGAATATTGAACGGAATAATCAGTGATGCTTGACCCACCTGTTGATGCAGGGGCAAGCCATGTCAATCCAACTTCTCCACTACCAGGAGTTGCGGTAATCGTTACTGGTGCCCCCGGCGTAGTTACCGGCGTCACTGCCGACGATGATGTTGAGTAACTTCCAGTCCCAACACTGTTCACTGCTGCGACACGGAATATGTAGCTTGTTCCGTTCGTCAGACCCGTTACTGTGGCGGACGCTGCAGTTGATGTACCGTCAGCAAATGTTGCCCATGTTGAGCCCGAGTCAGAAGAATACTGCACTACATAATCGGTAATCGATGCCCCACCATTCGAAGCTGGAGCTGTCCAAGACAATGCAACCTGAGCATTACCAGCAGTTCCGAGAACTGTTGTTGGTGCGCCTGGAGCAGTAGCCGGAGGGAGCGTAGTCGTCGTAGTGGTAGTCGTTGTTGTAGTCGTTGCCGGTGTAAATTCTGGCGGGAAAAACGGCGGTGCTGGTGTGGTCGTTGTGGTAGTAGTTGTAGTAGTTGTGGTAGTCGTTGTAACAGGTCTTGCGGGAATTGCAAGAGTTGCAGTCACGGTCGGAGTGATGCCGTTAAACGCTCCACCGAGAGTTGCTTGGAAAGAGATATTTCCAGGGCTGGAACCGTAGGTTGAGTATGTATAGGTGTAGGTTTTAAGAACACCTCTAGCAGTTATTCCGTTTGACTCCTGGTTTGTAAAAGCCGCACCACCCGCTCCCCATGTGGCTCCAGCAACGCTTGCAACGGATGACAGTGTTTGAGCATCATTCCAGTTTGATGTACCAGACAATTCGTTCTGGGTGTACATCTGAGCAGTTATGGTGCTGGTTGTATCCAGACCTGACGCTGGAGTTGAAGCGGTAAGCTCAACGCCAACGCGCATCCTGTTGGAAGTACTAAATCCTGAGCCTGACGCAGGGCCAACGTATGCACCCCATTGAATTGCCATATTAGAGTCCTGTTACCTGGAACCAGATATCCCCAGTCGCAAGAGCGGTTGGCGTAGCTTGTTGAACGAACACAGTGCGAGTACCAATCATTGAAGCAGTGTCGTTAACAATATAAATTGCGCCACCCATTGTTCCGTGAGCAGTGCATTGGTAGTAAAGGACAGTAGGAGCGTCAAACTGAACATCCCAAATTAATGTTCCGTTCGAAACATCGTTGTTTGTTATTCCGTCATTGTACGCAGTTCCCGTAGAACCATTTACAGTGCTTTGGATTCTGAACGGATGAGCTCCCATCGTATTTGTGAATTTATATTTTTGCCCTCTAACCAGGTGGAGGATGGGGTCGTCTTCAGAACCAGTGAAACCTGGTCCTGCAAAAGTGTAGTGACTAGAACCATTTGCTCCAAGAACCCACTCCGCCGTATAGGTTGCTATGCCTGTCAAATTTGCAGTAATGGTTCCAGCGGAAAAGTCGCCAGAAGCATCGCGGGCAACAATTGCAGAAGCCGTATTAGCATTCGTTGCTGTCGTTGCTGAGTTCGATACCTTTAGGGCGGTTGAGATGGTTGCAAGTTTTGTGTCAACAATCGCAGCAGATGCACTGACGTCAGCATTAACAATTGATGTGCCAAGATTTAACTTGGCATAATCAATCGCAGCAGATGCACTCACATCAGCATTAACGATTGACGTCCCAAGATTCAATTTGCTATAAGCAATCGCTGCAGAAGCACTGACGTCCCCGTTGACGATGGTCCCATCAACAATGTGTGCCGAGGTTACAGAAGAGTCCGCAATTTTGTCGCCGTTAACCGCATCATCTGCTATTTTTCCAGTTGTAACGTTGAGGTTGGCGATTTTTGCAGTCGTGACTGCAAGGTCGTCTAGTTCCACGGTCTGGACAGACATTCCAGTACCGGTCATAACCCAGGAATTTTCCGCTCTCTTGATAAGGGTGAGCCTTGTCCATGCTGAGGCAACTGTTGTGATGTCGCCCTCGGCATACAGGGTCACCCCAGAGGCAGGAGAAATGGTTACCGAGCCAACAGAAGCAAGAAGAACATCGATTCTGTCGCCGACGGTAAATTCGACAGAACTGTCATTGGCTATCGTGAAAACAGCCGCACCAGCATTAGTGCTTTCTACCAATTTACCTTTATCTGAAAGGGCGAAAGTGTACGTCAAATCATTTCGAACGTTACGTGTAAAATTAAAATCACTTGCCTGGAGCGTGTTCAGCTGAAGCGCTGTCAGTCTTTGTCCTGCTGTAAATGTCTGGATTGTCATGGTTACTAGGGCCTTTATCGTCGATAGTCTCTAAATTATAACCTATTAAATTTATGTCAATTATTTACGTCAATAGATGTACCAATAAGCAAAATCATTGTATGGTCACGGTATGCGTCATTGTGTGTGTTATTTTCACCCCGAGCGGACGGGCATATTCAACAGCACCCAAAACGAGTTTTGATGAACTCCCAACATCTTCCTCGCCCGTTGAGCCGTATGTCTCATACCACTCACTGGAAAGATTGATTACCCATGGTGTTGTTTCATAGTCATACTCCACAACAACTGATTTCTCCCCTGTTAGCTGTTGTTTAGCTGCATCCACAACGGCAGGAAGAGTACCAGCATTAATCCCATAATACCCATTGTCAACCTGCCAACTAAGTAGTTCAACTTGTTTCGCAAGCGTGAAAACCGGAGGACTCAATTCTGTGTAACTGGTAAGCAGCAAACCATCATCGCTGTCAAGAAGTGAACCAGAGGAAATTTCATCTCCCAAAATAAATGGTACTGTCACCGTATCTAGTGATGATTCGTATCGTGTTACGGGTTTTGTTCCCGTAAATTTACACAACCATGTAAGCGTTTCAAAGTCGGCCACGTCAGGATTGACTAGCGTACTTTTTGTTGTGTTGTCCGAGTCGTTGTAGCCTTGTTCGATATCCAGATATGCGTATTTTCCCATTTGTTGATATGATTCATCCAGTCCATTTGTAAAAATATCAAGCAATCTCATAAATGGGAGGTCTATCCCACTGGTCTGTTCAAAGTCAATATCCAAAAACACTCTTGGTATATTCTGCGCCACGCTGCTAAGTATTGTGTTTTTTGAAGCAAATTCGTAATTTTGACATAGAACCGGCAAAGTAAAGTAGATAGGTGCGGTTGCGTCGTTTGCTGTAAAAGTTATGTGGATTGTCATTCCCGTTGTGCCAACAGGAGAAATCGGGATAATCGGGTCGCTTCTAAATATGAACCATTGTGGGTTTACAACTCCAACTGCGTTAACTACGGATGTCGAGCCCTGCACTGCCTTGAGGGTATTGACAGAGTTTTCTTCTTCTTGGCTAGAGTGCCCAAGACTAACTTCAACCGTTCCTCCAGATGGCATTTTTATACCACATGTAAAAATGATGGGTTTAGTTAAATCACTTAAACCTATTTCTGCAGAATCTAATCGTATTGTCCCAGTATGGTCGTCGTTAAGAATTGTTAATGCAAGTTGCTTGTTGGCCGAAGAAGTCCAAAGCTCTGAAGTTGTATCAACAGAAATGCCCATGTCATCGCTGGTCCATGAATTGGCAGTGCCGAACTCCGAAAGCGTGAACTGCGCACCAGAAAGCCTGTTGGTTATGGCGCCCATATTAAATAACGAGCACTTCCACTGTCGCCCTAGGCATCACTCCAGCATAAAGAAATTGATAACCAAGAAGGTTTCCATCGTCAGTTACCTCAGAGAGAAGGTCTTCATTTCCCTCCATTGCACCTTCTGCCGAAGTTGGTATCGATGGTGTAACGCTGTAAACGTAAGATACTCCGGCAATCTTGCTTGACCTTACAACGACGTCGAATATACGGACAAAAGAGTTCCAGTTTGGCCATTCCGCAACGGACATGTACGTTTCGAGGTCTGCGGCTAGCGATGTGGCAACAGTGCTCGCTCCGAACTCTGCATCAACAGAAATAGTTACAGTGAAATCGATGTCCACTGGAAATGCGTCTAATATCTTAAAGGTTAAACCGGCTGTGATTTTTTCAGCCACATCAGTGTAAATCTCATTTTTAATACTGGATAGAACCGGCATTCCGTCCTGGTCGCACATGAAGATAACAAAATGCCCTGGGTTGTCGCCTACGTCTGCGAGAAGCAGCGATTCAAGTGCAATAAGGCTTATAGGACCATATTGCCCGAGCACGGATGCTGAATCTGAGTAAGCAACCGAAGAGCTTCCAGCCGAAGCCCCAACCGATGCTCCAATGTAATGTCCAGAAGGAATTGTTGATTCATAACTAGAGAGAGACAATGAAGGAGTCACGGCTCTAACTATCTGAGAGTCGAGCTGATAGAGAGCTATGACGAAATCGGAATCCGCAAGAACGGTTGTTGAGTATCCGGATTTTTCAGCATTTACGGCACTCGCGGGTGCTTCGTAGGTAATCGCTTGTGTTAAATCGTAAACCTTGCATCTATATACTTCGGAATAGTTTGCAAGAATATAGTTCTCAACCTGTTTGGCCGTGGCGAGACAGGAGGAAAGCGATTCCAAGTAAGTAGTTGCCCTTTCAAAATATTCGGCTTCGGTTTCTGCTCTTGCTCCCTGCGTTACGTTCGACGCGGTCGCTGCCGACAGAACAACAGTATTTGCTTGCGACAAACTAAGAATTGTTCCGATGTCCATTGTTGGCAGGATTCCACCGATTTGGGATGTTAGGGTGGCGGTTACTGTCGACTCACTACTAACAGCAGTTGTATCGGCCGATAGAATAAATGGATATTGAACCGTTATGTCTCCATCCGTCGTTTGGAAGTAAACAATTGTTTCAGCTGGAACCGTTAGTCCATCACCGCTAAGGGTAAATTCAACATCCACAGAACCGAATGTTGCTTCTTTTCTAACAACACCGATTAACCTCATTATTCCTTCCATGAGGCCATTCGGAAGTCGGTTTATCGCTCCAGATGTAACGCCAGCCATGTACGCTGTTGATTGCAAAACTGCATCCTCAACCGTTCCGGAGCGAGGAGAAAACTCGGGCAATGCTATTTTTGCATAATCAACAGCCTCGTTGTATATCTCATCTGGTTGCTTGTCGTTTACTGTTAGGTCGATGTAGTTCGAAAAATCCGGAGATGCCATGATTACTCTCCCTCAAAAGCAAAATCGATAAGCAAACGAGATGAGCCGTTTTTATCAGGCCTGTCTTGTTCAAGTTTTACTATTCGAATTTCTGGCCAGAATGTTGAAAGCGTGTAATTTAGCTCGGATTTCCTAAATGTTTCAAAAGTAGAATCTTTTACACCATATGTTGGCTCAAGAGCCAACTCGCCCTTTTCGATTCGGCACGCAATAGCTACGGCCTGGTTATAGTAATCACGGGTATTTTCCTGCAACAAACCAACCCTACCCTTATCAAATACTATTGGGAGTTTAAGAGTGTCCATGACCGTTGTTCGCCTTTGTCGCTAGCTGCGTATTTACATAAGAAAGCAGGTTTGCTATCTGAGTGTCCACATATAGTTTATTACTTCCATCGGTGCTGTCGACTGGAGTATCTACATCTTTCAAGACTTTTGACTGAGTAGATTTACCTATTACGACAGGTTCTTCAAATTTACCGTCAAGGAATCCACATAAAATAGATTGACCAATCACTGGGTAACTTCCAAATGTTTTACAGGGGCCAAAAGTACTACCAGGAGCAAGCGTTGGTATGGATATAAATATCCCCCCAGAAACACGAACGACCTTACCCAGATACAGCCCTACAGGACGTTTTGCGCCAGCGTTACCCTTAACCGGGTTGCTAAAATCGTCTATGTGGTCATAAAAAGTCATGATTGTCCTACACCGCAACTACGGATACGCTTCCAACCGGGATTGGGATTGCTGGCTTGCTACCTGTTCTTGGCTTGATTGGGAGCCCTTTTTGATTTCGGGGTTCTTCTGGCGTTCTAAATGAGACACTTGCTGGGCCTGGAGAACCTTCAGTATAGTTCACGTCTGTGATTATGTAGCCACCATAGAAATAGTCAGGGTATGGTCCGCATACGGCCGTCATTCCTGGCCTCAAGGCACCACCGTTTGGCATTAATACACTGCAGCTTCCCGTGGCAGCCATAGGGTCTTGGTCGTCAGTATTGAAAGTGTGCCATTTTTCGAGTTGAAAAATGTTCGAGGTATCGTCCGAATCAATGAGTACTTTACTTAAATCCTCTCCAGTAAATCCTGGTACATATAATAATGGAACAAACCTCTTCCCCCCCTTCATCCAGTTCCCAAATTTCCACATTAGCCACTGATGAGAACCAAATATTAGAATGTTGTCAATTTCGAAAACCACATATTGATTGCCCTGCGCTTGGTCTTTCAAAACATCCCATGTTGATTTATTGTTATTTGAACCACCCGACTTAAATGTGGAGTGGACCGTGTTTGTTTTCTGACCAATAAACCCCATACCAAATTTTTTGGCAGCTGCGGCTGCGTATTCGTAGGCCGTTCCACCGCTTATCGTTCTCGGAAGTTTATCTCTGCGCATTTGCTGTATCCCTTTATTTCTGGCAGAAACACTGATTATTGGTGAACCACCCTCCCCGGGTCCGGAATTAACAGCGGCTATTTCGTAATTGCGTCCTCTGTAGGTGATGTCCCTTCGTACCACAAAATAGTTTTTATCCATCATGTTGTAGCCATTATCCATGACCTTGAACGTGACTTCTGAGCCCATGTCCATCTTGTAGTCAACTGTTACCTCGAATAAGTTTTCCTCGAAATACTTTTGGGCTGCTCCAAATAAATCTGTTACTTGCAGTATTCCGCTGAGATTTCGTTTGTTCTCGTCTGGATTGAGAGATACTGGAAAGTATGCGTCTCCGGCTACTATTCCTGCCGCTTTTTGAGATTTCAAAATAGCGAGTTCTCTGGCAATGAGAACGTTCTGATATAGACGCGCTGGGTGTACCGGTGGTTTTCCGGCTACCTTAAATGCAAATTTGCCGAAATGCCTATTAGAAATTTGATACAAATCTATGGCTTGTTTTTGAGTCAATTTTCTTCCGTCATCCGATACTTGCGGTATTAAAGCAAATATCGGAGTACCATCATCAAAAACTGTCGGGTGAAGGAAGCAAAAAGATGCGTCAACTTTTCCGCTGACAAGAAGAGACAATGGACGGGTGCGAAGATTTATATTTCCATAAGCAAGAATATATGACGCACTTATTTTTGCTTCGTCAGCAGTTGGATAATCAGGAAACATCGTAAGTGTTTATCCTTTAAGCGCTGCCGCAATGTCGTCCGGGTCCACTCCTGGAGTCGTAATCTTTTTCTTAGTTATCTGAGTAATATTCCCATACTTAAACCTTGGGAGTTGGATGAAGTTTTTTGATGAAGGTAGGTACTCTGTTAGGGAAACATCGCACTGAGCGCTCACTGTTCTGCCAGCTAGGTTGGAGCGCGCATGAGTAAATGTCATGTTGTCTATGTACCAAAAAGAAGAATCTAATTGTTTATGAACTGAATTAAAACTGACCGGTATTCCGTTGTCGGCAAATGCTTGAACATAGGATATTTCATCATCTACGGCAGTAAAGAAAGAGTCATCCGCGTCAGTAATGATGAACTGAAAACTCGCCTTTCGTGCTTTACCACCAGTCACATCAACGATTGGTGCTAAATATGGTCTCTGTATTTCGTTTAGGTTAACGCCATAGCCCTCATGGGTAAACGATGCCGGAGCATAAAGAAACAGGTATTCAAGCGGTTTTTTCCCACGGACAAACGAGTTTATTTGATTCATTGCACGAAACGCTGAACCGTTCCTAGCTGTTCTTTTGAGAGCATTAAAGCTGATTCCGGTATAAGTCGATTGTGCCACTGGTCTCCCTGTCACTGAAAGTGCCATGATTACATTCTCCTTCTTTCGTTCTTTTGCATAGCAATAATTTCGTTAGCGACTTCCCTTGCTGTTGCTCTGGCATCTTTAGACTCAACAATGGTAATTGATATGTTTCCGCCGTTGTACGTGGTTCCAGTAGGTGACATGTTGGAACTCATCGGACTAGATGTATCTCCAGATGGTGCAAGTGAAGGAACAACATGAAGATGCCTGGAACTAGCGGCACCGTGGAACTCAGCAAAACCTCCTGACGCCTTAGCTAGCGACGCGTACTGGCCCAGGTTCTGTCCTGTAAGGTCATACGCCCTTCCGGCTGCATGGTCGCTACTTGGAGAACCTAGGTTGTTTGTTCTGAATGAGCTTGTTACGGTGCGTTTTCCGGTCAGTTTTGAGTTCATAGCATTATGTGCCGACATTGTGGCTCCAAGCGCTCTAGGGGCTCCTGTGTCGCCTATACGGCCACGTCGTGGGGACCGTGTGTCTGGTGGCGAGAACTGTCCAGTGGCAGGGTCGAATTTCCAGTTCCACCAGTTTGGAGCCTGATTCCACCAGTCTGGCGAATCTAATGTTTGTGCAAAAGCCGCACTGACGGCAGCCGAGAAATCTTTCTCCAACTGGTCCCTATCAAGTTTTACTTCGATTAAATCCTTGGCTACGTTCTCAAGCGAAAGCTGACCTTTGCCAAACGGCGAATTTTTCGAACCACCATACAAAAGCTTGTTGAGCATATCCGTGGCCTGACCAGCGGTCTTGCCCTGAAGTTTGGTTGGGTCCAACACAAATTCTTCAATTTGTTTTATTTGGGCTGCTGCAGCAGCTGCAGCTGTTTTTTGTTCTTCTGTTGCTCCGGCTGCGCTTCCAGCTTCTACGGTGCTCATAAGGTTCAGTGTTCGACCTTTGATTTGATTGCGCAACAAGGTTGGGTCAACACCCTGAATGTTTGCTCCCAGTAACTGTGAACCAAGTTGATTTGCAACTGTTTCGGCAGCGCCTATTTTTAATTGAGACGTGTAATCAGCGCCCAGTGCCTGTGCTTCTGCGGTCTGTGTTACACCACTCAGAACCCCTCCTTTTTGGAAGTATGCACCGGTACCAAAAGCCTCGCCACTACCAAATGACTTTATTGTTTGGACAATGTTTGAGAGCGGAGAGTTGGGTTTTTTGTAATCTAGATAGTCGCCAAATTTATTGAGATAATCAGCCATTGCGTCTGCGGAGTTATTCCCACCTCTTAGAGTGTTTCCCGCACCCTGCAGTGAGTCCTTTATCTCTTTTCCTTTTTTGTACTCGTTATACACACCCTGAGCACCAATGCGTATGTCCTTAAACGCATCTTTCATCTGCTGGGCTGTTTTTGCCATTCCAATACCGAGCTTCTTGGTGATGTCAGCAAGGCTCTGGGTGCTGTCATACAGGTCTACGTTTTTGCGCATTGCCAAATCAAATATTTCGGCAGACGTCATTTTGGTGGTTCCACCGAGCGCTTTCATTACGCCGTCGAAACGGTTGAACATTGGAGTTAATTTTTTTTGTTCTTCGACGTTTTTATCCAATTGTTCTTGTGTAGAGGTGTAATTGCTACCAGTTGCAAGGCTTAATGTATTGCCGGAAAGAATTGCACCAGGACCAGTGGAGTATTGAGCGAGAACTTTCTTTCTTTCCTCTTCTGTTTTTGCACCTCTGAAAGCATCGGCTAATTTACTAGTATCCGCCATCTTCTTTCGTGCAAGATTTGTGGTACCTATCAACGCTCCTTCAACAGCTTTCGCAGCTATTCCAGCAAGTTGATTCATGCCAATTTTCTTGACCGCATCTTTAACCATTTTGCTTTGGTTTGCTTTTGCTTTAAAAAAACCAAACGTCGCACCTAGTAGAGCTCCTGCAGCGGCACCGAGTGGTCCACCAACCATCATTCCAAGTGCCGCGCCACCGGCAGCACCGGAAGCAACACCACCCATTTTTGTTTTTGCTGACATTGCGCTTCCTAGTCCAGCAGTGGCAATACCAAGAAGCGGATTTACCGCCATCATTCCAGCACCAGCTTGCAGAGCGCCCATATTTTCTTCATTGCCAAATCTGCTAGCCGCGTAACCAGCAGCCATTGCACCCATACCACCAAGGCCGCTGAGATTTGCTTTTGTTGCAGCCTTCATTGCCTTCAGTCTGCTGCCCTGCATCTTTACGCCTGCTGCAGCGGCTTCTGGATTATTCTTCGCAAAAACAGCTTGCTGATTAGCTAGAGACATTTGATAACGGTCTCTCATGTTCTTGCCGGTGACCAAATTCTTCAGTTCTGTACCGAAGGTTCCGCCTTTATACCCTTGACCAAATAAGGTTCTACCTCCCAAGTATCCAAGCTTCCCCTTCAGTCCAATGTCCCTGATACTTCCTGGACCAGCATTAATCACTCGACCTCCACCAGCGGCCGCAGATGCACCAGTTGTGCCGCCACCTGACATTGCTCCAGTTATCCCGCCACCAGAACCTCTCCAAAATGACTTAAGCGCTTGTGGGGAATTCTTTAAGGTGTCTTTTACTTGTAGAGCCTGACCTTTCATCGTTGCGCCCGTGTTTGGCAAAAATGATTTCAGACCACCTTTAGTTTCCGCATATAGGTCAGATGCCCTCTTGCCCTTAGGACGTAAAAATGACATCAATTTTTGACTTCTGGTCATACTGTCTTGAGCTGCAGAGTTCAAAAATTCGGGCGAATTCCACAGGCTGTCAGCTGCGCGTCCAGCGGTAGTGTCGCTATAACCCAGTAAGCGTGCAAAAGCATCTGATTTTTTGCTTATATCAAACCGTTGAGATTTGTATTGCTCTCTGGTTGTCGCTGCGCCCCCAGCAATTGGTAATCCAAATGAGTCATATCTTTGACCGCGGTTTATTTGTGGAGTTCTCCCTCCTCCACTACCAACTCGTCCATCTGGTGCAATCAATGGTTCGTATAGGGGACCGCGAGATTCAAGGTCACGTAAGTCGTCGCCCCTATTATTCATTATGTATCTTGTTCTATCTCGCATGTAGTCGGCTTGTGATTGTCCAGGCAAACGCGTAGGCATCTTTTCGATGTATCCATAGTCATCGACCGACCCACCCTTCATGCCGCCCTTCATTGATGCTCCGCTTGCCGTGGTTGCGAGTTTGTTTAATGCTGTTGCAGCTGCATTGGAAGCACCAGTAACAGAACCTATTCCAGGGGCAAGACCTGTTGTTAGAGCTTCTGATGCAGCACTTGCGGCTACGGCCATTGCACCGCTTAGGGATGTTCCACCACCTGCTGCGGTTGCTGCTCCGCTTGCATTGCTGGGCATTGGCAGTCCTCTAGCAGCCCAGTCCATTTCGCTGACTTCGTTGTATCCAGGAATACCACCACCACCACTTCCCGAATATCTCCTTTTCCTTTGTGCAGCTCTGGTACCTTTAAGCGCCATTCCGCCCATTGCGAATATTCCTATAGCAGAACCTATTGGGTTGTTGGGACCCGTTAGCATTCCAAAAACTTTGTTCACCGCCGAAACTATTTTTGCAATAGCGTTAAGGACGGTTGTGATAACCGGCAAGGCTCCAGTAAATGCTTCTTTAAAAGTTTTTGATAAATCAAAAAATCCAACAACAATATTTTTTAGGGCTTCTCCGAATTTAAGGAAGCTATCCTTGTGCTTCACCGCTAGCTCCCCGATGTTTCGAGCACTTTTACCAATCTGTTTAAATATTTCGAGTATTGGTTCACCAAAAGTTTTGATAACAATGGTCCCACCGTCACGCATTTTGTCCAACGATGTTGTAACCTGATAAAAATATCTTTGTAACTGATAAAAGATTCCGCTTATCCTTTTAGAGAAACCCTCAGTTGTGGGAAGGACCTTCCTGATAAGCATGACTGCAAACTCGCCGAGCTTGTCAACAGCAGTAACGAGTGACTTGAGGAATGGTCCTTGACCAAAAGCTACAAGGTCAGAACTAATCCGTCTAAAATTCTTGGTCAAGCTAGTAAATATTGCATGCATTGCCTTCTTGACTGGTTCAAGCACACGCTTACCAACATCTGCTAATTCAACAAAAGAACTTGTTAGGTAGCTTTTGAATTGGGCGAAAAGTGTTCCGGCAACATTGGATGCAGCACCAGCAACACCAGATTTTTCTGCAAGTGAACCATCAAGCAAAGCCTCAATAAATTTATCTTTATTGCCAAATCCACCACCACCCTTTTTGGCCAAATCAGCCAAAGCTGGGTTTATTTGTTTGATTGCATTAATTGCTTCTGTGGACATCTGCTTTGACGTTCCAGTTTGTTTTTTCTGGATTAAACCAATAGCATTAGCTGCTGCCTGCATCGCTTTCGTTGGGTCACCACTTGATGCAATAAAATCTGAAAAACCCTGGAGCATCTTTTGCGAACCAGCAGTAAACGTAGAATTCTTGCTCACTCCAGCAAATGCTGCAGAAAGAGCTTTCATGCCGTAGATGTTTAACTGAGTGTCCTTGTATAAACCTCTGAGCGCGAGCGAGGATTTATCCATTGAATTAGTCGTTGAATCGCTCGAGTATCTAAATGCGAATTGAGCTGTTTGCATTTCGCTAAACGCAGCGGCGGCGGCAATAGCGGCAACGCCAACCGATGCGAGACCTGCGGCCAGTCCCTGCATTGCAAGTTGATAGCTCTTTACAAGAACTTTTCCTATAACGAACAGTGCGTTGACTGAGGCCAAGGCGAGAGCAGATACGCCGAATTCAATGCTCATAGCCATTACTCCAAGCATCAACTTTCGCGCTTGTTTAGTAAATTGCATGCTTACTTTGTCGAGTATGCTTATTTTCTCGTATAGTCTTTGTGAATCTTTTGATGCTTTATTTGATGCCCTTGAGTGACCAGTCATTGCTCCCGTAAGATTGCCGAACTTAGCGGCGTTTACTTCGGATGCGACGCCCATTGCTTCAAGCGCAGCGGTAACCTGCTGAAGCCTATTCAGATTTTTGACGTCTACGTCAATAGTTATCGTTGCGCGTTCGTCAGCTGCCATAGTCTCTTATGCCTTAGATAAATATCTGCGACACACTAGAAGCCGTTAGATTTTCTCTCGGCTGCCTCGCGGTCTTCTTGAACAACTTTAGCACAAGCAAGCCTAATTACCCATTCCTCGAACGAGCAATTGAGTAGTTTTATTGGGTCTGTACCGAAAACCTCACCTAGACGCGCAGCCGTCTGAATGCGCGTGTCTTCGCTTAATTCTTCTAGGACTGATTCGAGGGGTTTTCTTGCTGTTCTACGGTGTCACCGTAACCTGCAGCATCAATGATTGCAAGAGCAGCAGACTCGACGTGTGGGTCGAGACCGAAAAACATTTGAACACCATCTGGGAGTGCGCGTGCAGCACCAGTCATCTTGAGTACGGCTGGAGATGCAAAGCCGAGCGACTTGCCATCTTCAAGGACTTCTTCGCCATTGAGGAAGATGCCTTTTGTTGTATGACCAATGACTTGACATGCAAACTTGGTTGCATCAATACCGTTCTTGGACTCCGAGCCGGAATTCTTTTGCCACGCTTTGATTTGGTTCTGCGTGATATTCGGACTAATCAACAGTGTGACGCCCGGACGCTCTGGAACGTTGATGAATATTTCGTTCCGCTGTACCTTTTTGGAGATAACAGCTTTAAGTGCGTCAAGCACATTTTCGTCAGCTCCGTCGAAAGATGGAGCAGGCTTGGACAGTTCGTTTTGTTCTTGGTAGAAGTTTGTCATGGCCGCAACACTATCAGGGCTATGCCCTTAGTGGCGGATGTCAATACTTATTGAGTTGGAGCGCCAGAAACAGCGAAGGTCAACGCGATGGTTGCTGGTGCACCGCTTGATGCATCACCTTCTGGTTCCGAAAGACCCGTCAAAAGAACCTTGGAATAAATGCGCTCTGACTGTGAGTTTTTAAGGTCGCAGTCTGTGTCGTAAATCTTCAATTCGTAGTACGCACGACCGACAACAAGGCGGAGGTCCTTCATGATGGTTCGAAGGTCTGTATCGTAATGCCTAGTGAGGGTCATGTCGCCGACTTCTGAAGGGGCGCAAAGTACTTCGGGGAACGGTGTTCCACCGACGTAAATCTTTTCAACGGCGGCCGTGATTTCGCCACCAGATACCTGTGCAAAGTATCCGGAAAGGGCTGGACCCACTACGTCACCACCCGCAAGGGGTGTGATTTCGGCAATTATTTGCCTCTGAGCTAATTTACCTGATGCCATATATTCCTCCGTGAACCTATACCAACGTCGCCGTTAGATTGGACTTTGTAATTTCTACTTCAATTGTGTCACCAATCGAGGAGACTCTTGCTCCAACTTTCGCCTTGATGACACCAGTTGCAAGCTGGGTAAGCGGGTTGTTCGCTTCATTAACCTGAACTGTGTAGCCAGGGTCGATTTGTTTTCCATCTGCACCGAATGCTTCATAGAGGCCACCGCCAATGCGGATTCTGTCCATGATTGCGGTGAGCGTTGCAGCAACTCGCGAGAAAGTTGACCGACGTCCGTCGATTGGCAAGAACAACAGTGCTTCAAGAGCCTGTTCTGCTTCGTACGTAATCTGGTTAAGAACTTCGCGAGCCATGATGAATCTGTAGTTGTCGGTGTCATCAGAGGCCGAACGAGCACCATAAACACGTACGGTGCCGTTAATTACTCTGATTGGGTTAACGAAACCGGCATCGAGCGCGTCAGCCTCGGACTTCGAAAGCGATGTATAAAGCCCGGTTACGAAATCTGATTCTGTTCTTTCGCCAGCGTACGGATTCCATGCACCGAACTGATTTTGCACCTGTGCGCGTTTTCCAGCGACGTATCCCTCTGGTGGAATCACCGAAGTGAGAGTTCCGTTTGGAATCTTTACCCATGGGTAGAAGAATGCACCAAACTGGGCATTTGCCAGACCCGAGAAATCAGTCACGTCCGCGATTGCCTGTGAAGCCGTGTCTTCCTTGTCAAATCCCATGAGCGCGATACGGTTGTTATCTTCTGCATGGTCGAGAAGGGCAGTACGAACTGCTGTCGATGTGAATCCTGGAGCACAGACAGAGCCTGGTCCAAGGTTCGATGTAAAAGTGTTAAGCGCTGTTACAACATCTGCATCAACAAGTGCTGAACCGTTTGTTCCACCAGAGAAAGCTGTTGCAGCCATTACCGCAGGTCTAGTGGTTGTAGTTCCAGCAGAAGCTGTCAGGTACAAGGCTGCGGTTGAGTTGTTGTTTATTTCCTCGACAAAGTTTGCAATCGATGTGTGTGACTGACTGGCGAAAACTTGTGTTCCATTCAGAGCAATCAATACCTTGAAAGTCGTAGCAGATGGGTGCGTCACTTGCGCGGTCAACCCACCAAGGGCTGATGTGTTTGCCCATGTTCCGGTTCCTGATGCCAAAAGGCTTACAGCAACGCTGCCCGAAACCGACAAATCGATACTTGCCTCTACTGCGCTTTCATCGACGACACGTGACACGTATGCACGTGCGCCACCTTCTTCGAAGAATGTTTCAATAGTTTGGTATGTCCAGCCATCCGAAACGTAACCACCAAAAATATCTTGGAAGTCAGAGATGCTGGTAACAAGATGCGAGGTGCCATCTGGCCCGCGCTCTGTTACACCGACTACGAACATTGTCGCGGTCGCTGCTGTCTGAGTGTTTGTTGGACCCGTACGAACTGATGTGGTTACAATTATGCCTGGCATTGTTTCCTCCGTCCCATTTAAATCGGAACTATTTGTTATGAGACTACTGAGAGTATAACTACTCGCAGCTTGATTTTGGCGTACGTTTTAACCGGAACGCTTAAATCTCGTCTTGATTTTTGTTGCTTTCTTCTTTGGTAAATAGTGCTGTTAAATTACCGATGTCAATGCTTTGTCCTGATTTTTCTGCTGGGGGCATCTCAATCTTCTTTTTTTCTTCAGTTTTCTTTTTCTTTGCAGCTTTCACCACAGAGAATTCATAGACTTTTATTTTTCTTTGCTTTAAAAACTTTTCGATATTCTTGTTGCTTTTAGAAACAAGTCCGAATGAATAGTTTCTCATATAAATGCCCTCTACGGCCTGAAGTATTCCCCCAGATAAATTCTGTATTTGGACGCAGTCGGAATATGAGCTATCCAGTTTTTCTGTATAGTTGTCTAGTGGTTGAAAGAAACTATCGTCCATGTCAGTCTGCAGATATAGAAACCGGAGTTCCGTCAAAGTTTGTGATTCCGGAAATCGCCGTAGAGAGTGGGTTTTGTCCCACCTCAAATTCAAATCTCGTCACTTCATCGGCAATATTCTGTCTGGCTATGACTTCGTCTATTGCTAGGTCGTAGGCGATATATGCTCCCGCAAGAACTCTGTCACCTTTGAGAAGGGTTAAATCCGAAAATTCTTCGCCAACCGTAGATTCGTCAATCATTGCCTCCCTGTCAGCCCCATCCCTCTGAAGGCACGGGTAGTCAAGGAGTGCGGAGCGGACAACGGTGGTCAATCTGTCGCGCATATCGGTTGTCTGCTCAGAACCCTCCGTGCGGACCCATACGTATGTTCTCATACCGTATACAACTCTATAAAGAGGGTCTAGGCCATTTGCAAAACCACGCCTATCGAAGGTCTTGGTTGAAAGAACCACTGTAATTATCGTGGGCCACGCATCAAGGGCAAGAGGCTCATATGTCAAATATGATTCAGGATTGGGTAGAACAATGTCGTCAAGGTTCCAGCCGTTTCTGTACATGACCAATCGATTTGGGATATCGGTTTTTAGGTAGTCGGTTACAAACTTTTTTGCAAACTGAGCCCCATACATCAACTCGGCTGGTTCCATTAGATGTTTCCTGAGTTAACCCATTTGGCGGCATCGTTTGCAAACTTTGCAGAAAACTCCGCAGGAACAAAAAGTATTTTTCTCTTTGCCATTTTGGAAGTTCCATATTGGTGAAACTTTGCATACTCGACGTTTGTCCCAATGGTAAATGATTTTGGGGCAATGTTTACAGACGCCATATTCTGAGATGTCAAACTTGCAAACAATCTTCCAGTACGAACCATTGGTGGTGCTCCGGGAAAACGAGTCATCTTCCAGGCGCCGTACTGTGCGTCAAGAGGAGACCACCCGCCAACCAAGAGACCATTGGATGTAAAGTTTGCGGCAGTTGATAAAGCAATTTCTGCCTTTGCCTTTGGAAAAATTGGAGCAAAATCCTGTGCTCTAACTATTTTTTTTTCTAGGCTAGCAATCATCGACCCCAGTCCCCGTGTGGAGATTTTGATTTCTGTTTCAGCCATTAAATTCTTCTTCGCCTGTAAGTTTTCATAGCATTTAGTTCTTTTTCCAGGAATCCAGTCTCAAGCGGAGCAACGTTCCTGGAATTCAAATCTTTTATACCAACAACGTCGTCATGCATGTTTTGCATTTCACGTGTTGCAGCGCGAAGAATCATTAGCTTGAACATTTCCTGTATGTCGCCTTCGAGGCCTCCGCGATAAGTGACATCAACTATATCGTTGGCAAATCCCCTAAAAAGCTCAAGACCGTAACGATGAACGACATAATCATTTCCTGTTGCTGTTGCAACACCACCACTAACATAAGTACCGAGCGAACCAACAACTTCAGCAACTGTAAAAGTATTTGATGTTATGGAGACTATCTGTTTATTTGAAAGATTGTATGTTGAGGGAGTTGTGTTTTTAATCGACACTGTTTGACCAACCGTTAGACTGTGTCCGGTCGATGTGTATGTTACTGATGCAGAAGTTTGTTGAGCGGCGGTTATGTCGCAGGTACGGGTCACAGCTTCGCCCATTAATTGATATGGGGCAGCAATATTTCTAAACTTAACTTCTGTCACTTTAATAACTGGAGTATTCCTCAAGGAAATATTTATTGCGGGCATTAAATAATTAAGGCTCTCCCCAGTTGAGTTAAGACTTGAATCATAGAAGAAGGATGTTGCAGGAATTCCAACGTAGGAGCTTGGTATGACATGGCTCTCCGTAAAATCCTGAGGCCTTACCGGCCTACCTAGGTAAGCTTCTAATTCCATCTGTAGACCCTTTAGGACAAACTCCGCCGCGTCCTTCTGACGCATGGAAAAAGATATATCCATATATATGCTGAGGTCATTGTCGGAAACGAGCATTTCCGTTGTATCGAGCATGTAGAATTACCTTTTACGCTGTGCCAGCGGCTGGCCGCTGCTGTGGCGAAACAATATTAGCTAGACGATTTAGGCCTGAAGCCGCAGCGCGACGCAAAAAACTAGGACGCTGATTCCTGTCTCGGGATGGCAAAATTCTTGCTCTTGTAGGAGGCGTTAGTTCGCTATCGGTTGCATTGCTTGGTGTTGGCATAAAACCTCACTGTGGACAAGTTTTACCAAAGTTTACACCATTTTACTTACGTCTGCTAGCGGTCAACGTTTGGAGGTCGTTCAAGAACTGCTTTCTCTACTTTGCCAGATGGAACCTCAATTGGAACCCATGCTTTTGAGTACGTATGGTCCTTGACTTTTCTACTCTTTAAGAGTGAGCCATCGAGCATCATGTCTGCTTCAATGACGTTCATGTTCAAAAGTTCTTGGATTTCGTTGATGTCATACTTCTCGCTGTAATAGACATCTTTGATAATTCTTGACATGTTATTGGCAAATATGTTCCCACGCCCTCGGTTTAGCCGCAGGTGCATCATCATTGCATCTATCTCGTCGATGTCAAAGATGAGAGCAGGAATCTTCCCCTCATGTCGTGACATGATTTCTTTATTAGAACGGAAAATAATCCAACGATGATAACCGTCGATTATTTGCAGTGTTTTTTTTTGGACGATGATTGGTGATAGGAGACCGTAATCAACTACTGATTGTTGGAGTAATTCCAGGTCTGGTTTGAGAACATGTGTGGCTCGCCACTCCGGTTCGTTCAGGGTTTTTACATCAATTGAAATAGACTCTGGTCCTACATACTTTTTACTCATACTTGTGCTCGCACGTTTGCGTTCAGTGTGCGCAGTGCATCGATGCTCGTACGTAATGAAAGAAGTTTTTCACGCTTTGCTTTTACGAGGCCTTCTGCGATTTTGTAATCCAATATCTGGTCTGCAAGCTTGTAGTCCGACCATGCTTCACGCTCTTTGATTGAACCCTTTGCGGAAAGGTATTGCTTTGCCCATTCACCCTTGAACATTGCTTCTTTTTTGGCTGCATCAACAGCGAGTTGTTCGAATGCTTCTGTTTCGTTTTCCAAAATATCCATCAGGCGAAGAAGCTCTTGCTCGATGTCAACTTGGCTAATCGGTTTGCTGCGGTCCACGTATTAATTCCCTTCGAGAGGAGTCCAATCTATCTTCTCCAGAGCAGACATGTTTACGTCTGGCCAAGAATATCTTTGTTTGCCGAGACGAGCAAGACCCATCTCTTCAAGAATCCAAGCATCACATTTATCATCAGCGCCAGGATTCCCCCACACGATTCCGGTTCGGGCAGATATTGCTGAGATAACCTCATTCTTGGAGGCGTTCCCTTTTCCTGTTGCAAACTTGGCCCTACATGTTGGGGGTATCTCTATGAGATTTATCCCTAGATTGTGTATCAAAAGTCTAATAACTCCACCTAGCTCACCAATAGAAAACGCTTGCCCGCTACGAGACGCAAATGAGTAGCCTTCAAGAAGAACACAATCAATTTTATTAGCTAATAATAAATTCGAAATATCATCTTTTACTGCTTCGAGACGTTCGGTCCCTAAAAGGCCAGTGGCGATAACGCCGCTCTCACCGTCGAAACAGTACCCAGTAGAAGTGAGAGAAAGGTCTAGTCCAAGTAGTTTCACAGACGAATACTACCCCGTACAGCAAAGACCCGCCTGACCTCTAGCATCAGGCGGGTTTCCAATGTCCTCGGAGCATAGAGGAATTGTTTTGCCGTGAAAAATCACTAGACTCTTTGACCACCTGCCTTTCTTCCCTTGGAAACGGCTACCGGCTAGAGGATTTCAGAGTAACACTCAGCGATGCCTTACGAAAGTAAATAGCTTTATGGTGTTTGTAAAACAAAAAAACGCAAAAGCCGAGTGAGTTTCCCCACCCGACTTTCGCGCCTATAACGGTCCTAAGGATTACAACAATACACCCGCAACATTTTTCACTCACGTAAAATAAACGTTTTTTTTTATTCTCCTTTGGTCAAGATTGTTTGGTGTATACTTTTTCGCGTACCCCATTTATACATAGGAGAAAAAATGTCAACAGCAGTACTCGCACCAACAACCATCACAATGAACATTGCTGGTGGATTGTCAACCAGCAGCATCGTCACAATGGCCATGCCGTTTGCTGGCAGAATCACCGGCGCTTACGTAGCCGTAACCACAGCACCAGCAGGTTCAGCACTTACCGCAGACCTTAAAGTCGGTTCTGATGTAGCAGCAGCGTTCTCAATCGCAGCTGCAGGAACTTCAGACGAAGGCACGCTTACTGCAGCCAACTGCGATTTCACACAAGGCGCTCTTGTCAGCCTTGACGTATCGGCTGTCGGTTCCGGCACTGCTGGTTCAAACATGACAGTTGCATTCACCGTAATCCAAGGCTAAATAAACCCTTTAACAAAAACCACCTCATCACTAGTGGGTGAGGTGGTTTTTTTATACCCAAAAACTCTTAGCTAGTTAAAACCTAACGCTCCCAGCCGTGCTTAGCCAGACCTAGGTCAAAAGCCAACTGCGGATAGTTTCCGATTCTCATGTGGCACGGCCTACATACCGACATGAGATTCTCTTCATCGAGTATCGAGCCGCCCTGTGAACGACGAATAATTTCATGTATGTCGCTGCTTCTGTTTCTTGTATAGGTAACAACTTCATCGTGTTCGGCAAATTTTGAACATGCCTCGCACCATGGTCGCTCTTCGAGCAAGCGAATAACGAGAGGTCTTCGTAGTTTGTACTCTTCTTCTTTTTTCTTTGACCTATATCTCACTCTTCAAGTGTAACTGAGTCAAACGCAGATAGGGAGTTGTTAATCAATGCGTGCTCAAGTGCATCGTCAAGTTCGGTGCGTTCAAAGTCCATCTCATCAAGCATCTCAAGATACTTGTGAATTGCTGCTTCTAAGAGCTCTTTTCGAGACATCTCAGACTCATCCTCAACGAGGTTTTCTACAAAATTAAGACGGCTTTCAACGTAGAACATGAAGCGACTAATCTTATTGAGCTTCGCGTCATAGGCAGCACCTGATTCGACAAGCATCGACTTCCCCTGCGAACCAAGTGCCGAATAACGAATACTGTCGGCCTCCTTGTCTGCGTTGATGTCCTTTATTTGTGAACTGATATTTTCGGACAAGACTTTTAATGCAAACTTCCAGCGTGCCCGATTCTGTGGGAGCATCAAATATTCTCGCTGGCTTTCGGTTACGTTGTTTTTTACATCTTCTGCGACAATCCGAGCAAAAGTCTCATCATTCATTTTTTTTGTTCCAATGGCTGCAGATACTTGATTTGTAAACGCACCAGTCGCAGAGTCGCGACGGAACAGCTGGCCATTTGTTGTCTTCATAAGCTTGGTCTATCTCCCTTTTTACCGTTGTTATTAAGTTTATTGCTGACTCATAATCAATTTCTTTTGGCTTATTGGTCTTACGAACCCCATCTTTTAGATAGAGCAATTCAAGTTCTGTGTTTTCTGATGTAATCCCCATCTCCTTGAGGAGCAGGGAATAAAGGACCAACTGAAAAAACTTACCTTCCATGTAGCGCGAAGATGGAACTTTTCCAGTCTTGTAATCACTGATGGTTATTTTGTCTTCGTCATGTATCCAGCGGTCAATAAAACCCTTGATTACAACTCCATTGATTGCACCGTTGACCTCAAACTCAACTCCACGAGGATGAATTATCCCAGGGTTTTCAAGTCCGAAAAGATTCTCGATACACCACCATGAATTCCATCGGAAGTCATTTATAGATAATGTCCGAAGATACGGCGTTACACGTTCCACCCATCCAGATGATTCCCAAACAAATCGAGCAGAATGTTGCGCGTTAGAAAGCGAGCGGTCTTCTGGTTGATATGTGTTGTAGAAATACTCAAGGGTGTCGTGAACAAAATTCCCCATCAACGTCTGCTGGGTTGGCGGTTCCGAAATCTTATCGATTCGCGACAACTTGAAACGTAGCGGACATTGTTGGAATGTCCCAATAGATGATGCTGAAAGGTGTGGTGGGAGTGGATTCAACTCCGTTGTCACGTTTAGTCTTTCTTCTTTTCGGAGAAAGCAATCGCAACTGCTTCAACATGAAGGAAATCAGCCTCTGCAGATGTCACCGTGTCTTTTGTTGGAACGGCTTTTCCACCACTCCATTCGCTCCACTTGGAGCGGAGTTCGGCTTTTTGCTCAGCATTGAATTTCTTGCTAATACCAATGAAGTTGTCCCAAATTGGATGAGCATCAGCATTTGCTGGAACAGCATCCATTGCTTGTTCGATTTCGATTGCGTCGTCAGTACGAGATAAGTACAAACCGACACCAAGGCTTTGGGCTGCTTTCTTGAACGCGTTTGACTCTGCACTCTTGTACGCATCGCCAAGGTCGACAATCTGACCTTGCTTGGTGCGCATAATCTTTGCTGCATCAATTCCATCGCGAGATACGGCTGGGTGCTCATCCGTTGCAAGCCAAGTAATGCGGACATGAGCCATAATCCAGTCAGTATCAATTGCGTCGCGTTCACACTTGATTACCTCGCGCGACCACTTCCCAACACCGAGAACCTTATTGAGACGGTTGGTTACTTCGGTAACTGGGATGTATAGAAGATTCGTTCCACTTTTATTAACTGAACGCACCATCTCTGGTGGGAACGACTCTGATAGTTGTTGGTATATGTCTGACATTTTATTTAGCCTTTCGTACGATAATGCTTGCTTCTTTTTCTTCTACCTCGCAGAACTTATCTGCGGAAATTCCAATTTTTGCAAGTTCTTTTACTCGCCAGTATGATGGCGCACAGTAGTCAAGAAGTTTGACAACCATTTCTTGCGGTGTCATTGTGATTTCACCAGTTGACATATCAACCGACATATCGCTTAAACGTGACGCAATGTTCTGCGCAAGTTCTTCGTGCCTCCACTTCTTGCGGTCATTGCCGGCTCGTTTTTCAACTTTGCTTCCATCGGTTGTAATGAATTCTGGGAGACTTCCCATCACTCCATCGACGATGTGGCAAAGAGAGTCGTAAGCCACGGACATGCTTGCTTTGAGCAGGTGTGCTTCTACCAATGCGGAGCAAACAGTTTCAATGTCCTTGCTTTCTCCGAGCTTGCTAAAAGCGCGCTCTAATTCCATTAATGAACGATTTGCATCGTCCAAAGCCTTATTCCAGGCTTCTTTCCCCTCAATATTCATATGTCTCCAATAGTTAGGTTTGTAGGTCTTCCTAGATGATTATAGAGACTGGTCTCCTCTGTGGCAACCCCAAACCAGTTAAATGTGTAAAAGCTCCAACGGCAGAGTCAACCTGGTCGTCGTGGTCGCATGCTTCTGGAAATGCAGAAAATTCATCAAGCCAATCCGATAGCCATGGGGCTTGGACAACCCGAACGTTACCGTTGGCTACGGCCGCAGAAAAAGGGCGTGCCCTAGTTAATTTGTCCCCAGTAGACCGAATTCCACCAAAGTCATACCCTGGAAGGATGTAGCGGGCATACTGGTCGATTAGGGCCTTTCCTGACGAACCTGGTTCTTGCTCCATTCGTATCGTCACCGTATGGCCGTCTTCATAGGCTGTTTGAGCCACTAATTGCTCAACCCGTTCGTTCTTTACTCGGGCCTTTTTGACATCCAAGACATAGGCGATTCCTTGGTCGAAAAGCATCAAAGTGCCTACGGTCCAGTCGGGATTTGGGTTTGAATGGCTTGGCTCGGTTGCTGCAAGGTCCCAGAATCTAACAGCCCTAGCTGATGATGTGACTTGTGGCACATCTATCGGGTCAATTGGGACAAATGCTGTTCTATCAAAAATCGTTCCGAGGCTAGTTGCCCACCAGTCGCCCATTTCCAGCCGTCTGCGCTCAATGGGGTCAAGGGCGGATAGCGCCTGTCGGTATGACTCAGCGTCAATTCCTGGGTTATCGGTAAGCATGGATGGAACGAATATCCGACCGTGCTCACGTCCCTCAACGATAAACCTCTGTCTAACCCAATTGGGTGCAGGGTTAGACGCAGTCCTCATCCTTAGTGGGACTTTTGATAATTCACCAGTTGATGGACGACGTAGACGAGAAAAGAGATAGCGATAATCAGATTCTCTAATTTCGGTAACCTCGTCCATACCAATAAACTGAAATTCAGAACCCTTGTAACGAAGATAGTCGCCAACGTTGTTTAGGTAACCGAAAGAAATTCTTGCGCCTGACGGGAAGGTAGCTATGAAGCTATTTGCGTTCCAGTGCACATCGTCATGCATTGCAATCCACGACTTAAAACGGTCCATCAAGGCTCCAGGCAGAGACAAGTCGGCATAAGTTCTTCTGAAAAGAATTGCAGAATAGCCAGGTATATCAACGTATTGGAGAGCAGCCATCAGCAACGCAGACGATTTTCCTCCGCCTGCTGCACCACCAAAAAGGGCTTCTATGTCGTATGTTCTAAGGAATACTCTTTGTGTAATCGATGCCTCTTCAGGGCAGTACAAAGGCTTCTTGGGTTCTAGGTATCTGAGTACTTCGTTCCAATTTGTCATCATGTTCCTGTCATCAACGTATTTCGTACTAGTATTTAACCATATGAAAGATGCAGAACCGGTGGGTGTATGAAAAAAGTACTACAATGGTTTACTAGACGGAGAACTGCCAATATGCTCATGGTGTCATTTATAATTATGACAACAATTGGCGCTTTTTACATTTCGTTGCCTGTGGGCTTTATTACCGCAGGGGTTTGTTCTGGCGCCCTCGGGTTTCTACTAGGACTGGAATAATCGCACTTTATGGCGTGGAACTCTTCGCAAAACAAATCTCTCCAGTCACCAGGACAGAAATCGATACTCGGGCCAGGTGCTCCTGTCGCGTTCAACCCAAGCCAGGCTGGAAAGCCATATCGAGACTCTTGGGATATTGAGCGTGCCTACAGAGAAGGAATGGCCAAGGTCACCTGGGTTAACAGGTGCATTGATGCGATAGCAGGAAATCAGGCCCGCCTACCTGCAATGTTGCGAAAAGATAATTCCCCAACTGGGAAAATTGTCACAGACAATCAGAGTAACAAAATATTGGATATTTTGAACTCTAAATCAAACATGGGTGAAAACTCATTTGTTTTTAGATACAGACTTTCCTCTCAATTGTTAATGTCCTCACGTGGGGCATTTATTGAAAAAGTACGCGGTCGTGATGGTGGAATCATCGCCCTTCAATTACTTCCGCCACAACACACATCGCCAATACCTGACCCGAAAAAGTTTGTTTCCGGTTTTGAAGTTGATATGCGAAACGGAACAAAGGTAATCCTAAAGCCGGAAGATGTTTGCTGGGTAAGAAAGCCACATCCACTAGACCCATACCTGTCCATGACTCCACTTGAGTCTGCTGGTATCGCCATTGAAATTGAAAACCTTTCTAAAATATATAATCGCAACTTCCTTCTTAACGACGGTCGGCCAGGCGGCTTGCTTGTTGTAAAAGGAGAAATTGATGACGATGACAAAGATGAGCTTCGCAGTAGATTTCGTGGAAATATAAATAGGGCTGGCTCTATAACTGTTGTCTCATCTGACGACGGTGTTGATTACGTCGATACAGGTGCATCCCCTCGTGATGCCAACTATATACAGATGCGACAGATTACAAAAGAGGAAATCCTTGCATCCTTCGGTGTTCCGGAATCCGTTATTGGCAATGCATCCGGTCGAACATTCTCAAATGCCGCTGAAGAACATAGGGTTTTTTGGAACGAGACAATGCTTCCGCACATGGAGTTGATTGGTCGGGCATTAGACGAACTGGACGATGAGTTTTATATTGACTTCGATACGTCTGATGTACCAATCCTTATTCTCTACAAGCAAGAGCGTGAAAGATATTTGTTAGACGAATTTCAGAATGGTCTTATAAGTGGCAACGAGTATCGAGCCGCAACCGGAAGAATTCATATCAAATCAGACCTCATGCAGGCTCTTCTTGCCAATCCAAACCTTACTCCGATTGGTTATACAGACAAAGAGTTTGACTCCGCCAAGCAAGCAGCCGATGCTGCAGCGGCTGGACAACAGCCAGGTATGCCTGGCGTCGCAGCAGCGGGGGTAATGCCAACACCAGAGGTTCCAGTTGAAGGTGCGCCGCAAGACCAAGAGATACCGGCACAAATAGTTGACATGAATCAAAAGCCAAACACTATGACTGAAGCACTCGCAGCAGAGCAGGGTGGACAACCACAAATGTCACCGAGTGCGTTGTCTGCATACGAACCGACGATGCAGTCAAAATCAGATAACAAACAAATCGATGACTGGGACTCAAAAGCAGAAGAAAACTCAAAACGCTGGATTGAAATTTTGGATAGAAATTTAGATAGATTTTTCGAACGGCAGCAACGAGTTGTCCTTGAAAAGGCCATGGGCGCAAAATCAAAAAAGGCACTTGCAGCAGGCTCCCTAGAATCGAGTTTAATTTTTGACATTGATGTTTGGGACAAGCAAATGCTTGAAGACTTCAGACCGCTTCTTTCCGGTATTACAAATGACGCAGCTCGTCTGATAAATGAACAGACAGGAATGCCGACAGAAATTGATGAAGAAGAAATCAAACAGTTGATTGATGCACAAATTGAAAGAATGCAAAAAGTCAACTCATCAACCAAGGAAGAAATAGCAGCAGCCATACTTATATCCTCTGCGCTTGAAGATGACGAGGACCGTTCCGGAATGCTAAAGGCTGCCCTGGTGGCAATCTTTATTAATCTAATTTCCAAGAAGCAAAGGGTCATTGCTGAACATGAGGCGCAGACTTCATATAATGCTGGTGTCTACTTTGGAGCAAAACAGGTTGGTGCGGCATCAAAAACTTGGATTTCTTTGAAGGATTCAAAAACAAGAGCAGAGCACAGACTTCTCGACGGGAAAACGGTTAGTGTTGGCGATGCATTCAATGTTGGTGATGATGTAATTAGGTTCCCAGGCGACCCACTATCCCCAGCTCGCATGACAATGAACTGTCGTTGCAGATTAAAATTCGGCTTGAACTGAGACTTTAATTAAAGTCCAGTAATTTAATCCGCTCTTATGCCAAAAGAGTGTCTCCAGCGCTTATTATTGTGAATACAGTTCTCTGAAAGCGCGTAAACAATGACAAATATTACCGAAAACTTTACTGAAACTCAATACAAGTCCATGCCTGGACAGATAAGCACCAATGAGGCATTGGGTATCGTTGAATGTTTCACTGCCGCTATTGGGAACAAGGACAGTGTTGGCGACATTTGCTTGCCTGGTTGCTTTGATTCCTCGCTCCGTAGACGTAAGCCACGAGTCGTTTGGGGTCACAACTGGAATGAGCCTATTGGTAAAGTTTTAGACATCTACGAGGTTGGTCCAAACGACCCACGTTTGCCTGCAAAAATGCGAGCAAATGGCGTGGGTGGACTCTATACGAGAGTTCAATTTAACCTTAAATCGGAACGCGGTCGCGAAGCATTCAATAACATAACATTCTTTGGCGAAGACCAAGAGTGGTCAATTGGTTACAAAACACTTGATGCCTTCTTCGATAGCAAGAAGCAAGCCAACCTCCTTAAGGAGGTTGAACTATACGAGGTAAGTCCTGTTCTTCATGGTGCCAACCAGTTAACTGGAACCATCTCGATTAAGTCAGATGAATCGGTGAAGGCTGCAAAAGTAGGTCCATGCTGGCCTGGGTATAAGCAAGTTGGAATGAAAAAGGGAAAGAATGGGGATATGGTCCCAAATTGCGTTCCAGCCGATAGCGCAGAGGCAAAGTCTGCACTTAAGGACCCAGATGGCGGGCTAACTGCAGCAGGTAGGGCTCACTTCAAAAAGACCGAAGGTGCAAATTTGAAACCAGGCGTCAAGGGTCCTGCTGACACTCCACAAAAGATGCGCCGCAAAGGTTCATTCCTTACAAGATTCTTCACTAATCCAAGCGGTCCAATGAAGGATGAAAACGGAAAGCCAACACGACTTGCGCTTTCAGCTGCGGCGTGGGGCGAACCAGTGCCACAGAACACCGAGGATGCCGCAAAGCTCGCAGCAAAAGGACGTCGGCTTTTGGACAGATATGACAACACAAAAAAGAAGTCAGACTCCGAAATTGAGGTCAAAAACATGTCAATTTACTCTGGTGGGAGTTCTTCAATAAACCCTATAAGCGGGAGAATGGGCGACCTTGTTCGCCATCTAAGCATGCATTTCGGTGGACAGGTAGCCATCCGTGAAGCGGATGAAAGTACGGTCATCTTTGATTTAGACAAAGACAACTCGACGTCGACAATGCGGGCTGGATGGCACACCCCGGATGGCGAAAGATTTATGTTTGGCACGGCGCACGAAGTTAAGCCAGAAACCGTTTATATCCCGCTTGATGGCGGACCTTCGGTTGCCCTTACCAGTGACAAACCCAAGAGATTTGTTGACGGTGGAGATTTCTACGACTCTCTAATGCGTCGTGATTCTGAACTCCATGGAAATGACGACAGCCACAGTGATTGTGGGTGTGGCGGAAAATGCGGTACAGGTAAATCGGCAATGAAATCATGGACATCCTTCAAAGACGAAACACCAGGTCTACATATGTTTGTGAAAACACAAAATGTAGAAATGTACGAAGCGGCAAATGAAATCGGAAATTCGCACGGATTTGAAGTCGAGTTGCTTGCAGACGGTTTTGCTATCCCGAATATGGACTGGTACGGTCCAGAAGCACAAAATGCGCTAATGAATGCACTTGAAGCAATTAACGAAAAAGTTCTCGGTGGGACAATTGGTCGTGCTCGTCGTGCTGCTGGTCGAATGGGTAAACCTTCACGCGACGGCGACAGCGATGGCAGAACCACGAACCCCATAACCGGCGAAGATGATGTTCCGTACATTGAGCCCAAAATGCCTGCAAAGCCAGAAGAAATACCAGACAAAATTCCAGAAAGACTTCCCGAGCCAGTTCGCGTTCCGAAGCCTGCTCCAAGTCGTGTCCCAGGCCGCCCTTCTCCAGCACCAAGCCCGAGCCGTCCGTCCGTACCAGCGCCACCTCAGAGGGTTCCGGCTGGTGGGGTTACTGGAGCAATGGGCTTGAGGAATCGTGGCGATAATATTCTTGCTCAATTGCGTGAATTTGGGATTGATGAATCAAAGCCACCTAGCGATTCAAAGCGCGCTATGGATGCGGCAATCAGACATCTTGCAAAAAGAAATATGATTACCGAAGAAAAAGCACGCAAAAGGATTCGTCAGGCAATTATGCGTGAGCGTAGAAGCAACGTCCTTGCCAGAGCAGCAGCAGCTAGAGGTAAGTCTGAGTTGAGCGTATATGTATCAATTTCAGAGAATCATGACCTAGAGGTCAAGTCTGGCCTCCAGATTCAATCGAATCAAATTGATGGGTTCCAGATAGATATTCACCCATCATTTATATTCGATATCAAATCAGCTGTTGACACTGTCGCTGAATACCACGGTTTTAATTCAACCGCAAACGATGACGGAATATGGGTGACAGGGCTTGCCTCTGTCGGCGTTGATGGGGTTAATGCCCTCGTCAATGTGATATCCCAAATTGAAAAAGAACAACCGTTAGAGAACTACGAACTATCTAGTTTTTCGGGATAACCCACGAAATGAACGAGAAACGTACGGAATTACTCAATTACGCTGTGAAAAATATTGAATTTGAGCGCGACTCAGCGATTGTCCAAAATAACTTTGAGTTGGTGGGAGAACTCAATAAGAAACTGGATGTCATCGAGACTCAAATCAAGTCCGAAGAGACTCATCTCGCAAGTGGTAAATCGACACGCTTCACACGTCCTAAAGTAGGTAACGTCAGCCAAAGAACCCCTGTTATGGGTTATGCTAAACCTGTACAGCAACAAAAAATTTCATATAAATATCACTGCATAGTTTCAGGCGAAAAACGCATGAATCCGTGTGGTGGTTGCAGCAACCCAAAAGGCTGTCTGTCAAGTTCGATGCAATACAAGGAGCAAAATTCATGACTCAGAAATCACCAGTCGTCAAGTTGGACTCAGACGGCGAAGTTGCCCAATGTGCAAAAGGTCTTGACGCATCAGAGTGCGGCTATGAAGCCGGAGCAAAAGTTTGTGGAAAGTGTGGAGCCATGGCTACATCTGTTAAGGCGATGGCCGAGATGGGCATGAATACACCCAAAAAGAAAAAGAACTCAATGCCAGGAGCGGAAGCTATGGATGAAGACATGGACACAGAGATTGATGAGAAAGCCATGACCGACGACGAGGATATCATCGACGAAGAAGATGCAGACGAGATGTATACAGAGCAAGAGTCTCCACAGAAAAAGAAGCCAAAGATGATGCCTGTCCCTGCAGAAGAAGAGATGCTCGACGAAGAAGACGACATGGATGAGGAAGACGACATGGACGAAGATGAGGATGTCGCTCCGGTCGCGAAGCCAGTAAGAAAAATGTCAAATGTTCCAATGGAAGAGTCGGACGAAGACATGGAAGATGAGTCTGACGAAAAAATGATGGACTCTTATAGTTCAACTCAAGAGAATCGCTCAAAGATGCGTCAACGTCGCATGCAGTCAATGGGATTCAAATCAGCAGACTTCGACGAGGAAGCGTATGTTTGCTCGTTCGACCGCAAGGTGTACCCAGGCGGCGCAAATGTTTGCGACAGCTGTCCAGGCGGATGCGTTTCTGAAAAAGGAATGCCAGCACTTATTGAAGTCGAAGGCATGGCCGAAGATATGTTCAGAGGAAAAGTTCTTGACTCTGGATACTCCGACGAAGCCGACCTTTTTGTTGTTGATGTTGAAAGAAAAGATGGCAAGCCGGTAGAAATCTTCTTTGACGGTTCGACCGGAGAAGTCATGGGTTGGCATGTTCTTTCAAACGACGTGATTGAGGTTAAGTCAGCCCTTCAAGACAAAGTTCTTGTGAGCTTTGGCGAAGCAGCAGATATTGCTGTCAAGTCGGTTGAGGGAGATATTGTCGCTGTAGAGCCAGACGTATTCGAAGGATTTGATGTTTACGCAGTTGAAATTGAAGGCGTAAATGGCAAGTCGTACGATGTATTCGTTTCGCTTGATGGAGAAGTACTTGGCTATGACGAGTACACACAGGAAGAAGCATCAGCAATTGAAGCAGAAGCTGCAGAAGTTGCACTTAAGCGTGCTTACTCCGAAGAGTCGAGAATGTCAATGGCAAAACAAGGTCATGCACTTGCTGATGGTTCATTCCCAGTCAAAGACGAAGCCGACCTTCGCAATGCGATTCAAGCATTCGGTAGAGCGAAGAATCCAGCCGAAGCAAAATCTCACATCATGAAACGTGCCGTAGCCTTGGGTCTTGAGGACCTAATTCCAATGAGCTGGGGTCCTTCTGATGATGCCGAAAAAACGGCAGAAGTTGTTGAGGTTTCTCCAGAATCGAACTTCTTGTCAAATCTGATGGAATTCCAGATGCTTGCCGTCGAGGAAGAACTTAATCAGACCGATACAGAATAATGTAATATTGTTGGTGTCATACCAACCAACAAATCGGGCTAAGCGTAAATGTGTGGCTTCGCGCTGGGAGACCTTCAGTGGGCTATAGACAAAACGATTTCATCAACAGGGCGATAGCGAGAGCTGTCAAAAACAAGGACGCAAAATTAATTACTGGTCCGACCCTTGACATAAAAGAAGCCAAGCCAAAAGAGTCTAAACCAAAAGACGAAAAATCAAAAGAAGAAGAAAATCCTTTTAAGAATCCATACGACGCATTTCTTAAAACATGGAAGCAAAGTGACCCACTTCCCCTAATCCCACCAGGGATGACTATGCATTTGTGTAAGTTTGGCAACCCATTGCATACAGATACAAATTATTACAATTTGCAAAAAGAATATCAAACAAAAAAGCCGAAAGTTAAATTTAAACACCCAGATTTACATCTTGACTCAAAGTCTCTTGGTCCGAAACTTAGGGACGAAATAGATACCCTTCTTGCACGCTC